CCCTACTTTAACAGTGATACCTGCAACCCATTCTGGATAATGATCTTTAACTTGCAATGCTTCACCTGGAGTAAGATCATATGTATTGATTTCTTTAGTAATCTCTTCATTAAGAATATTCAAAGCTAAGATACGACTAAAGTCTCTATTAATTACAGGTTCTTCTTCTGTACTAGTCCATTCTTCACTATTTAACAATTCAATAAAAGTTGGATCACTAAATGAATATCTTGGAAACGATTCATCTTCAAAAGGTACTAACATTTCTTCATGTAAAATAACTTTACTCTGATCTATACTTACTCTCATTTCGGGCAGTATTTCAATCCCATGCGATTTTGCCCATAATAAATCTACTATTGCGTATTTCATATTCAATAAAATTTTTAATGTTACTTTGCTTTTAGGGTTTGGAGGTAGTTATAGGCTTTGATACAGTCGTCTTTGGAGAGAACCATAGGGTAAATTGCTAAATTTTTGAAAGCGAATTTATCATATTCTGTAACACCATCATTACGACAAGCGATTGATAATTTAGAATTACTACTTGTAACAATTTGAGATACAGTATCAATTTGTTCTGTCCAATCATTTTTTACCAACAAACCATTGGAACAAAATGCTTTTAAAGATTTAACATTAAATACAGTAGTAGCTTGTGATGTACGATTAATAAGCAAAGAAAGACCTGATGCATTATTTCTAATAATAAAACTACTTATTTTTCTTAATCCAGAGTTATTATTAATATCTTGAAGAAACTCCCATTCGCCAACAACTGTGAAGTCTTTTCCTAATTTGAAAGTAGAACTAAATATCTTATCATCCACCCCATCAGTAACCAGATAGCCAGCATATTCACCTTCTTCATTGTACCCGCTCCCTTCTGCAAACCCAAAGTTACTCAATACAAGATTATTACCATTGCCTGTAATATTGGCAATAGTAGCACGATCTTCGTCCTCGTTGGTTTTGCCGGTGACAGTCCATGCCTGGTCGGGGAAGAGCCAGGGATAGGTTTTAACGAAGTAGTCTTTGATCTTGGTCAGTTCTTCTTCGGTGGCATCGTGGTCGAGAAATACAAGTTCCCAGATAGCAGCGTTAATACAAGTTCCTACATTAGTTGGAGCTAATTTCCCAACATGTAGCACATCTGTTCCTTCAAAATTACCAGTTGTAATCGAAACACCATTATAACTTTTAGATGTCTGATAAGTAAGGATGTGTGGTAAATCATTTTCACTCCCTATTGCTCCAAAAGATATAGGCTTATTAAGATGATCGGCTTGTATATTTCTATATTCTAACAAGAAGGCACCATCCTTGATCCAATTCTTTACATTAGATACTAATCCTTGGGCTATTTCACCCCTTGTAATCCACTGTCTCAACGCCACAACCGTATATCCCTTTTCTTTAGTCAGAATAGGGAAATTCTCACAGACACCATAATCGTCTACTCCGTCAAAGACGAGTGCACCGGGGTAGAGGGGTAGTTGTTCGATGGTGATGTCTATATCATTAGTATTATTGCCGTAAACAAAATAAACTACACAATAATCTTGTAATACATCATCAAATGATATTTGAATGACACCATCGGTATCAAAAGAAAATGTTTTAATTGCTTTTGACGTTATAGGATCTGTAGCACTTATTCTTAAACCTCCTACAGATCCTTTATTTACTGCTTCAGTTAATCCATTTACCTTTAAAATATTTTTATATACATTTTCTGCATTATAAATATTATTTGATTTCGCTTGAACAACTGTACTTGCTGTGATAAATTGCAATTTGTGATCTGTATGACTATTTACCCAATAGTTGTTTATACTCCAATCAGCAGAACTATTCCAATTATCCACATATCCACCAACACCAGACATTCCACCCCATGCAAAGTTCTTCATCTGTAAATCCATGTCATTACCTGTAAGGTCTTTCCATACAGGATTTTTGGACATTTCTTCATTGGTAAGACCTTTTGCAGACCACCTTGCAATCATACCAGGAATAGATGGAAAAGGAGCTACTCCACCCCCTCCCCTAAATCTCCTAAAAGGAATTGCATTAATATTTCCTATTAAATTCATTGTCAATTCCTTTCCTTAAAAACCTATACTAAGATTGGTTGCCGTTGTCCCTTCTTTCAAAATCTTCTGAACCATGTACATGAGTGGCATTCCTATATTTGCACTCACTTCCGCTTCCGAAATGGTATATTCCATTCCACCTGTCAAGATTACTTTAATTGTTCCTTCTGAAAGAGGAATAACTACAAATGGAACTTCTTGTTCGTTTTGGTCAATCAGCACAATATCTTTTTCAATAGCAGTAAAGTTCCATGCACTGCTAATTAAAGAAGGTGCGGCTTCACCATTAGTAGTTATCAGCTTATTGGAATTAGCTGTTACTGATCTTTTAATTATATCCATGATTATGAAAATTTTAAACGTTTAAAACAAAGTATATACCTACCCACAAAGATAATCTTTTCTCAACAAACACGGTAAGTTTGTACCTCTTTTATAATCAAAGCAAAAAAAGGAGAGCAATTAAACTCTCCTTTTAGTTTATCAAATAGGTTCGTTGTGGTAGTATATGCAGAAAATACCTTCTCCTGGTTTCGTAATATTTCCCGCATCATCATCTGCCGGAGAAGATTCTTGTCCAGAACCATACCCAGCAATTCTTGTTGTTCCTCCGTCTGGAGAAGTGAAAAAAGAGCCACCGTAGCCCGCACCTCCCATTGCAGATGCACCGGTTCTTTTCCCAGAATTGGTGTTCAAATACCCAGCTTCACCTTTACTTGTGCCTCCAAAAATAGATTGGACAGGAATAACAACTGAGGATTGAATAGGTTTGGTCACTTCTCCCAAAACAGTATTTTCATAAGAACTTTTAAATCCATATCTGCCGTCTCCACCTGGCGCACCGTCTGGTTGTATTCTTGGGCCTGTAAAAGAATAAGTTTCTTCTTTTGCGTTTTGGCTTCCAAAACTTCCACTACAATAAAATGTACCTGCCATGTGAGCAGCTATAGCACCGGAACTTTTTGCGTTATACACAAAATAATTAGATAGTCTACTTCCTTGTGGCATAGTAAGGTCAGCATCACTACGAGCCTCGCCTACCCCATTGTAAGCTGTATATTCATAAGTTGTCATTCCTAATTTTATGGAATATTTTGTGCCGTATGTCCATCTACCCATATTTGGAACATCGCTAAATGTAATTTTAGCTATTCGACCATCTGAAATATCCGATATCAATATATTAGGAATATATACAATTTGTCCAGTTGTTCCGCCCAGCAATACAAAACTATCCCAAGAATCCCAATACTGGAAACCTTCACCCCCTCTCCCTACTATCAGAAGGGAAACGTATTTGTAGGAGGTGTCCAACACGTAGTTCGTTTGGTTGGACGTGATTTGCACCAACTTGTTCGGTTTAGTTAGGGTGTATTCCAAATTCACACTTGTTTGATAAACCCCACTTATACTTCCTGTCGTTGAAAAATCACTGAAACCGGAAGATGTAATCTTAATCTGATAATTTCCCGCAGGAATTTTGTCAAACCGTGCCGTGTATGTTGCTGGTCCTGCCGAACCTGTATGCTTCTGCCCTTCTGAATCTGTAAATTCCACATTACCACCAGTAGGGTTTACTTTTACTTGCACCATATACAGCGGAGTAAGATTTACTTGCACCTGCATTCCTTCACTGTTCACAGTAATGCTTTGGGATGTTTCTTTGGAAAAATCCCCTTCCGGTACATACAAGATATACTGTCCGTATGTGATATTGGCGAACGTTACGGTAGTGGTTATATTTTTAGTCTGAATCACCTCTAGCCCCGTACTGTCCTTTAGTTGGATTTGGCTTGGCATACCTTGCATTTGTCCAACTCTTCTTACTTGAACATTAATAGTATTGTATATCTGCAAAAGGAAGGTGTTAAGCGCAGTTTTCCCGCTTACTTCAACCGTTTCCTCTTTGCTTTCAAATCCATCTTTAGAAAAAGCTACTTTATAGCTTCCGTCTGGTACAAATAAAACGACTGTCCCGTTTTGTGAAGTTGTACCGGAAGCCATCTGCACCCCTCCTTCCTTATTTTCAGTCACAACAACCTGTACGCCGGAAATGTCAGTTGCCCCGTCTAATGTATTCCTATGGACAACTACTGTAAGCTCTCTTGCAGGTTGCAAAGTAACCTCAATTGTTTTCGCTTCATTTAATACACCGACTTTCCCGTTCTGCGTTGCATAACCATCAGCACTGACCTCATAATCATAATCAACGCCTAATGCAGCAGAAATAACAGCTTCTCCATTGTTATTTGTATTCTGCTGATAATTGTTTGATGCAGATGTCATTTTTACAAGAGCGTTCTCGATAGGAATTGCTGGATTAGGCAAAGGAAGAAGAGTAAAAGGTAAAACTATAAAACTGCTATTTTTAACTGGTTGAAGAGATTTTCCATCTTGCCAATAAAGAGCCGCGTTATTAGTAGGTCCAAACTGGGTACATGTTTGAATATATTGGCTCCCCCATAAAGAAAGACCCAATGTACGCAAAATCTCTTCCACCTGTGTTCTGTAAGAATACAAAATATTTACCTCACCAAATGAAGGTAAATAACCACTTTGTCCATTCCCAAACGCATATGTCTTAGCATATTTTGCCGCAAGTGCGTTGTCAATTCCTAAAGCAGATATTATCACATCAGTATAAATAAAACCATGCGTTGATTTACTTAAGTTTGAGATTGGTATATCAGAACTTAACAACGGTACATTGGGAATCAAAGTGTCTCGCCCACCAAAAGGATAGCTTTGGGCACTTATAGCTGTCGATACCATGAACGAATTGGTATCGGTTGAAATGCCTATACCACATACAGCAGACACTCCTTTACCAGATGATACCCATTCTTCTTTTGTGTAACGATTATTATCTTTATCGTAAATATATACACCGTTTGGAACAGGATTGTATTCATAGGTACAGAAAGGACGAACTGTATATGAATTACTTTTGGTCGTTCCCCTTTTTGCGCCATTAACCCAACCAAAAATCCAAGCATCATTTGAATTATATTGTGTCGAAGTCCAATATGAAACACTACTCAATGGATCTGAACCGATTGTCGCACTTATTGAAGTGTCGATCTTAACTCTGTTTAATTGAGCTACACCCCACTGTCCACAAGAAGGCAAGAACCAAGAATTTGTACCGAATCCTTCTGTAGAATAAGCTGCACACTGATGTGCCGCCGTGCTTTCCGTTGGTTTCGCAAGTATGATATTTTGAGAATTTGTCTTACCTGCGAAGTCACACATGGCTAAAGATTTATTTGTTTCAGTTACTACATCAGAAATAATGCCTAATGTCTGTGTCCAAAACGTCGCGCCCACATTTTGCAAAGCAATAAAATCAAAATCCTTGCTTCTTACATCAGTAATGACACCGACACAAGTTTTAGTACCGTCCAATTCAGTTGACCATGTTTTGTCACCATACACAAAATCACCAACTTTGGGACGGGAAATAAGTGATGAATCTTGTTTTGAAGTTACCTTAAATGTTACATCTACATTATTTGCAATTAAAATTTCTTTGTTGATGGCAGGCGCATTTACATTCAACGTGCCTGATTGTGCTTCCAAAGGAGAAGGCGGGGTAACGGTATAATCATAGTTCCCATAAAGAACCTTGTCAGCCGGAATATCCGAACTTATTGCCTTTTTGCCATAGAAAGAGAATGTGATATTCAAATCTTTCAAATCATCTGCGGATAATGTACCTCCGTCAAAAGATTGTACATGCACTGACCAAATGGTAGAATTACCTATTGTTTCTGTATCCAACAAAAGATCAGAAAGCTGGAATCTTTGAATTACATCATTTTCCATCTCCACCGTTAAGGGAGCGTTTTGCGAGCCATAAGTTATAACTATCTTCAGATTGGACGGAACACCACTTACCTTAAAACCAAAATCCAAAGCCTTGTGATAATCCACTGTCTTTTCTGTGCCAATTTGGAAAAGACCATTCGAAAACCCTATAAGTCCGGCATCCACATTAAACAAAACATAAGTCTCTGTAGAAGCTGTAGATGTCTTGATTACGCTCGTTAAAGTAAGGTTCTTTTTCGTTTTATCCCAGCTTCCCTCCCAGCCATCTATTTTATTTGAATTGTAAATTCTGGTAAGACTTTCCGTAATACTACTATTATCCTTATCCTGAACAATTGTCAATGGAGAGACAATCACGCCATTGGGGAAATAGGTTTTTAATTGATCTACAGTTATGCCTTCCGATGGAACAAGATATTTTTCATCTTCTTGAAAAACAGGACAACCGGAAAAATCCGCATCGCTATCTTGTGACCACTCAAACTCTCCACCATTAAACGTCATAGTAGCTACGCCAGACGAGTTAGTTGTCCCTTTGTATTTGTTAGATGAATCGCTTCGATCTGCCATTTCGATAATGGCATTCTCAATAGGAGAACTATCATTTTGACTTTTTACAGTAAATGTAACCGTTGAAATTTGAAGCATCTCAACCGTTATGTTCTGGTTTCCGTCTGCAATTGTAAATTCACCTGTTACATCTTTATAACTGGATTTCTTTGCTGTATAAACATACTGTCCGTTCTTGTAAGTCAAAGTAAGAATGCCGTTAGAAGCAGTAGCTCCACTTGCAACAGGTGTATCTGGAGATTCTGCCTTAGCAAAACTTATAGCTACATCTTGTGTAGATGGAACAGTCTGAAAAGTAACGTTATATTTTACATAATCAGCTAAATCCAATTCAATGGTACTTGCGGTAGTTGCCACACTAAATGTTCCGCTTGGCACTTCCGCCAGATTAGGATTATCCGTACTTGTAGTAGGAATCTGATATTGATAATCCCCTGTAGGAAGATCAATTGCCGCGATACCCTGACTGTTTGTTACAATGGTTTCAGGAAGTGCCCTTGCGCTACTTTGTCCTACAATTATCTTTACATCCGCCAAAGCAGAATTTCCTACCTTTGTATGGAATGTAACTGTCGCTCCGGGAACAAGTGTTATCTGTACACTTTTTTCAGCTTCTTCGATTCGCACATTTCCTGTCCCGTTTAAAAAACCTGTTTTTGAGTAAGCGTAAGTATGCGTTCCTGTGGAAAGATTTATTGTTGCTATACCGTCTTGCCCCGTTGTAATTGTATCATTACCATCAATAGTAATTTCAACGCCTTGTGTGGCTGGTGAAGTTGTAAATGTAGTTTCAAGCCCATAAGTCAATTCTATCACTTTCTCCTGATCGGCATCTTGAATACTTCCCACTCCTTCTTCCGGCGAATAGCCTGTAAGTGACGCACTCCAATCATAAGCACCATTCACTACTTGTACAGGATCAGTCGTCCCGTCCTCTTTTGTTTTAAGACTTACAGTATTTCCACTTAATATGGCCGCTCCACTTACACTGACAGTCACATCTTTTAAGCCTGATTTTCCTGCGGAAGTCACTTTAAAGGTAAGATTCCATATCTTCTTTAAAATCTGTGTAAACGTAGCCTCTCCAGTTACTTCAAATGAAAGAGTTTCAGTCTTATAGCTGTTCTTCATGAATGAAGCGGTATATTTACCAGCTTTTAGACTGATTATCGCTTCTCCTGACGCATTTGTGGTAACTGTCTTGTCCTCATTTTCTATATCAATAGACACTCCTTGCAAAAGATTGGGCGAAGCCATGTTATCTTTTACTACAAACGTAATATTATATGATATAGGGGTAAGTTGAGCTAATACGTTCTTGTTGCTACCGGAAACTTCCACATTACCTTGTGTCTGAACATAACCTTCCTTCGTTACCGTATAAGGATACTGCCCGTCAGAAAGACGAACCGTTACCAAACCACCCTGCGAAGTCTGATAGTCCTTTTCGTTGATATGAATATTAGCGTTTTCAATTACAACACCTTCATCTGTCTGTACAGTAAATACAATATCGTATTTCTTGTACTCCATATTTACAGGAAAAGACGGAATATCTGCACTTACAACTTCCAGCTCGCCTAAATAATCGTCCATACCATTGGCAACCACCGTAAACGGATATGTACCATTTTTTAACTGCAAGGACACCTCACCATTATCCTGTGTCTGATAAGACGTTGCATTTATCTCCACTGTAGCCCCCTTAATAGGTTCTTTCGATGGATTTTTTACCGTCATTATGACATTGTAAAGTCTTGCCTTTAAACTTATTACACTACTGTTATCACTGTCAAGAACAGTAACCGAAGAACTGCCGTCATAATATCCCGACTTTGTTACGGTATAAGGATATGTCCCGTTTTGAAGGCTTACAACAGCTTGCCCTCTTTCATTTGTAGGATAAGAAGAGCCATTGATATTTACTGCTGCTCCTTGTGCCGGACTACTGTTATCACTGTCAAGAACAGTGATAACCACATTATAATGTTTCAATACAAGGGTTCTTTGAATAAATGTATCCTGTCCTTCTACGTTGAACGATCCGGTCAAATCATCATATCCCTTTTTCTGCACGGTGTAGCTGTAATTTCCACTCTTTAATTTTATAGTAGCTTGTCCAGAACCGTTTACATTCAATACTCCCGGCTGTCCTTCTATTTTGATTGTAGCTCCTTCTGCCGGATTCCCCTGATTTACCTGCGAAATATTAAATTCCACATTGTATAAAAAGAAATCCATCTCAAAGGTAACGTCCGCATTCTGGTTGTTGACCTTAATTTCCCCCTGTAAAGTATCATACCCTGTCTTTTCGATTGTTACAGGATATTCACCATTTACAAGTGGTATTTCCGCCTCTCCATGCTGGTTCGTAAGATATTCTCCATTGTTCACCTTTACAATGACATTCGGTATAAGCTGATTTTCCTTATCCTTTACAATGACAGTAATCGTCCATACCTTAAATTCCAATTCAGGATATACTTCTTTATCTCTACCATCCACAACTACACTGCCGGAATACTCATCATATCCCAACTTTTCAATAGTGTAGGGATAGTTCCCGTTCCTTGCGGACAAAGAAGCCACACCTTGCAAATTGGTAGTGGTTGTTCTGTTATCCATCATTACATTTGCATAAGGAACAACCCCTCCCTTTTCGTCCGTCACATGGAAAGTGACCGTATAAGGAGCTAAAACCATTTGTACATCAATGGAAACACTACCGTTCAACACTACAAACATTCCTTCTACGGGGATATATCCCGAAGCGGAAACAATATATTCATACTGTCCGTTTGCAAGTTGGATAATAGCTTGTCCGTTATCATTGGTCACGACCGCATTGTTTCCTATAGAAATGTTTGCACCCTCAACAGTGCCACCTTCCGAATCTGTCACATTGAAATAAACCTCTTGATAAAGGTTGAGTGAGCTGTCGTTGATGCCTACAAACAAATCCTCCGGTTCAGACGGGTAAAACAACGGAGAGAGGTTGCTATCAGAATCGTACAAAATATTTCCGTCCTGGTCGCGCATCACAAACCCCCTTATACGCGGAAGCTGATTTGCCGGGACTTGCTGATCGTAATACGGAAAGAAATACTCGTCCGGCACATATTTTACGCCATCGGTCTTTTTTACAATATCCAGCAAATCGTCCCATTCTACGATTTTTCCAGGTGTCCAAAAACGAAAATCAAGATATTTAGTAAGGTTCACTTGTATGTTCTGACGAACAGTGGCAACATCGTAATCCGGTTGAAGCTGAACACGGAAATCCAACCCCCTTTCTGAACCCACATAGAACCAATCGATATTCTTGATACCAATACCAACTACTTTCCCTTCAATATTCAGTTCTGAAATACCAAAATAACCCTGTGCGCTTTCAAGAAGCGTATCAAGTTCTTCTTCGGTAAAGAAAATGCCGTTCTGCGAAACAACATAGAGATTATAAATGCCCTTTTCGTCCAGACCGGCACTCATTACTTTTAAGACACGATCGTCTATGTTGCTAAGTGTCTGTGTCCAGTATTCTATTGTATTCTTGCTAAGGATATTCAGATTGTTCTTAATACGGATTCTAAACGTTTCATCATCCTCACTATCACGTCCTCCAATAGCATAATATTCATTCGTACATTCGATATGACCTTGTGGCTGCGGAGAAACATTAGTAATGCTATTAGGCGGTACGTTTGTGGAATACCCTGCGTTGATACTTCTTACCTTTACATATCCGTAACCACTTTCCCCTACAGTCAATGCTTCGTCAACTTGGAAACGAATACCATTTTTATTTACAAAAGTAACAGACGTATCATATACTGTACCTGGATTAGCAGATACCCTTATATATGTCGAAGAACCCAAAGCACCTTTACGCGGGCTGACACCATACAAAGCAGCAGCCTTATCCAAATAAACGCCTGTAGCTGTATCTGGAAATATCTGCGCTTCCTTTATGGCAATATCCTTCATTGCCTTTTGAGCAACTTTCGCTACACCGAATGCCGTAGCATTCACAACCGAACCATCAGCTACATTACTTACCTTAGCTGTCTTATCCAAAAACATCTCTATAAAAAGATTCTTTAGATTGGTTATTGTTGCACTTGTTTTTGTAATCATCTGAATATCAATTATATAGGAACATTTACTAAATAATCTTTCTTTGTTACCGTTTTACATTGCAAAGAAAGGAACACGGCATCTTCCTCTCTTTTTACATCTATCAACTCCACAGAGTCCCATCTTGAATCCCTTTGGAACATATTCATTACATCCTTAAAAATAGAAGGGTACTGGATTGCGTTCACCGTTGTTCCTATGAACTCATTTGCAATTCCATAATCCTTAAACTCTGGTATAGCACCTTTTTGAGAAGAAAGAATAGTATCCAAAGCCTGTCGGATCGCATCATCGCCTATCACTATCTTTAAATCGTCATTCTCAAAGACAAAATTCACATCTATGTCACGTCCCAAGATATTATCTCCCACAAGTACATCCACAACAGTATCAAGATAATTATTCCCAGCGTTCTTTAGATTGATATAGAACTTGTTTCCTCCATCAGAGAACGAATAATCAGTTTCTTCTATATACTGCGGTATTGTAATATTCATCCAATCATCTTCCGGGTTGGTACTGTTAAGCTGTCTGGATACATCTTCAAACCGTTCCCCTGTCCGAAGTGTCTTTTCCATCTGCAAAGTATTGTCTCTATCCAAAGAAGAACTTCTAAGCCATCTTGCCGAACTCTTGATAGTGGAAAGTTTTGTCTGTGTTTCTGTGAAATTGTCCAGAATATCCCACATGGAAATATCATCCAAAGTATTTTCATGCAGAATAAACAAAGGCTCAATCGTTTCCGATTCCCTTACAAGTTCCACAAGGCGCAAAAAAGAATCCTTGTCCATCTCTCCACCATTACTATAATAGTCCACAATAAGAGGATAGTCGTTGGTACAGAAATCAACGAACTTCTGGAAATATGACTTTATATCATATCCTGTTACGTTGTAAAATTTTTCAAATGCTTCATTCATTGCCCAACAAACCTTTAGAGATTGAACTTGCAAATTCATTTATGCCCTTTTGTATCACATTAGAGGCGCACATTTCCAAAAGCGAACCTTTACTACCACTTGTTCCCGAAACCGCTTCTAAAGGAGCTATAACAGTCATTTCAAGATTGTATTCCCATATCATGTTCTTTGACACGCTCTGACTGAAATTAACGCCACGTGAGGGGATTGTTACAAGATAACTCTCACCAAGAGCCATGTTATAGAAGAAAAGTTTCATGGGAAACCCGTTCTCGTCCACTCCGTTGCTTTTATCTATGATAGATTGTAATATCTTGATACAACCATATCCTGTTTTGATACCAGCATCAAAGGAAGGCATAGTGAGAGAACTTGTAGATTTTCCCTGTAATTGATAGAGATAACGCTTTCCTGCCGAGATACTAAAAGCTGCACCTGTCAACGAAACGCTATCAGAACCGCTTAAAAGAATCTTGAATGTCCTTCCAAAATTCCCCTTTATCGTGATCGTCTGCGGCATGAAAACAGGAGAGGTGAGCACTGTTATGCCTCCTGCCGTGTTGACTACCGTAGTTCTTTTAGGTTCACTCTTATCTATGCTCTCCGGGCTGATAGGGAAAGTAAAGACATCAATTGTGTTCCCTTTGGAATCTGCCAACTCCAAAGAACACATATACACTTCAAAATCATTCGGGAACTGCGCTGCCATCATGGAGCGACCCAAATTTTTAAGTGTCGATTTCGCTGTTTTTACCACTGAATCCAAAACTGCCACGGCTTTATAATTTTAACTTGTTCAAAAGTACGAATTTCTTCCCAATATCCTAACCCTGTGTTATCTTTTCATTCTCATAATCAGAAGCAACAAAACTTTGCGCCGATTGCATGGGAGATGTAACGGGAACAGGAGCGGGACTTGGCACGCCAGCCGTTGCTCCAACAAGAAATGAACCTGCCGGAACATTGTGGGTATGGGAATTGAATGTATTTACAAAACCATTCAATTTACTTGTAAGATTATCCAGTTCAACCAGACCTTTCAATCCCCCACCATTGAACTCAATAATATCGTTGTTCATTTTCAAAGTAGATGCTCCCGTTTTCAAATCTAACTGTTCTTTCGTTATCGTGCTTTGTACATCTTCCCCAATCTTTACCGATACACCGGAATTATCCACTTGCAAAGATTGTTCCATTTCCTCCGTTTTCCAATGAAAATAAACCTTTTCCAAATCCATAGAGACTTTTCTTTCCTCTTCTTCCGGTTTTTCTGGATTCACAACCTTTGCCTCTATCTGTGTGTATCCCTTTACGGAAACATTTGTTCCTCCGGTCACATTCACGCTTCCAGTGGATTCAACAATTACCTCCGATTCTTCTGATCCTGTAGCAAGTACCTTTACGGATGCTTTTTTAGGAGAATTGATAGAAACAATTACTGCATTATTAGCCGGATCAACCGATAAGGATGCAGTCACATTCCCTACTGTCTTTCTGAACTGGAATGTATTCTCTTTCCACATAGGAGACTGATCATTTCTCGGATAGCTCCCTATCACAATAGGAACACCGTCATACGGGTTGCTCGCTATCACTACAGCCGACCCTTGTTCATTTTCTTTCTCCGGGAACTCGATATTAGCCAAAACTTCATTTGTTATATAAATATCCCGAAAGAAAGCTCCCCCATTTCCCATGACAGAAACACGACCTCTCCTTAAACAAGTTTCCACATACAAATCCCTGTCCACTCCATTGGGAATGACAATAAATCCGAATGAAATCGCTTCGGGTGACGCATTCAATTTTCTTATTTTCCCTCCTGCCATATCTAACTGAACATTTTGCGATTTAAGAAATACTCGAATTGTTTTCTATCCACCTTTGGAGAAACAAGCGTAGCGATCTGATCTTTTTGAGCTACTTTGACTGCATTTTTCATTTCAGTCAAATCAACCAATTTGAAATAATCCGGTTTCACATCTTTACTTTCTTTCCCTGCATTATCCTGTCTATCCTTTACAGAAGAGAAAGAATTGGAAAGAATTGGCACGTACATACCCCTTTCTACTTGTATAATGGTCTGTCTTTGTAAATTTCCGTCCAAAAAAGAAACATTATTGACAACAGAGGATACATAAAAAAATTCATTTGTTGGCTCAAAATAAACGAAAGTGCCAACCTTTATCCGTCTGTCACCATTTATTGTAATCGTGCCTGTTCTTGTGAAAGGAAGATAAGCTGTTGATTCCAGAATGTATATAAGATCATTCAATGCTGCTTCTTGAAAATTGGATAATGTCTGCGTCTTGTTTACCCCGTCCGTTTCCTTGTAGTTCAAATATTGATCTGTAAAAGACATTTTCTTATTACCAAACACTTCGGCATAATCATCCAAATACACAATAGGAACAAAAGCAAGACTTGTTGTGTTCCTTTGTCCGGCATGATTATCCATCACTCTTAACTGATACCAAGAATAACTTCTTGTGTCATAAGACAAATCATATCCTTGCAAATTGCCGGAAGTAATCGTCACATACTGCCCGTTCTTATAAGCTCCCAAAATAGCATCCTTATTGAATGGAGGCTGCCTTACAACTATATCTATCGTATTAATATAGGTGTCAAAGTAAAATTCCACCAAAGGAAACTGGCATACCCTCGTCATATACTCCAATAACGTGCCATTCGGATTGGCAATGGAAGAATCGATAAGAACTCTTTTTTCAAGAATATCCTCCACAAATACTTTCACTATCTGCCAAACACCATTAACAGGACGTTTTTCTTTTGTCCCAATATCATATCCTTCTGTTCTTTTGTCTTGCCAGGAATCAAACACGCTATTTTTGGCTATTCCTATTGTTGACATGACATTTACAATAAACCATAAGCACTCCCGTATAGGTTTTTCCGCGTATGACCACAAAAGATTTGAAAAAGCTCCTGTAAGAACATTCCTTTTAAACCAAATACTATCCTCGCTCATCTCATACCAATGGGAAAACGTATCAGTAGCGTTCAATAAAGGAATGAAATAGCACCCGTCCTCCATAAAGAGTTTGCTTATATCCCTTCCTTCTATTGTGATGGATTTTATGTTTCCTTGTGCTTCAAAAGAAGATATACAGGTATCTACAAATCCTATCATATCCCAAATATTATTTTTGGCTATTTTAGAAACAGGAATCTCCAAGTTAACCTGCTTTCCTAAATCTAAATCTCCCGTTGATTTTTCCTTTTTCAATCGTTCGAACCGGATAAAGACTATATCATTGTTTTGGATAAACTTTTCTTGAAAAGATTTGACCTGCGCTCCACTATTAGAAACAAGATTAAACTGTTCCACGATAGATTCTCCAAAGGCAAAAGAACTTTCATTGGCATAAAAAGGTGATAATAGAATAGAAAATTCTCCCGTCTGTTTTGATTTTGTCGTTACTACCTGCAAAACGTAAGGGGATAAATCCATAACCTTATCTAAAGCCTTGATATATATCCACACCCTTACATTCATGGAAATTATCTTAGCATTTATTCCTGTCCCTTTGAGTGAGGAAGTTACACTTGTATCGGGCAAATATTCTTCATCACTTATCAGACTTTCATAGTTTTCTCCCCAATAAGCCTTGAAACTTCCTTGTGATACAAATTGTCCTTCTTTTGCAGCTTTTGTAAGGGACAATGGCGTATCATCTTTCGGGCAGAACAAAGTTGTCCCTTGCTTTACGTAAGGCAATGTGCCGGAATCATAATCGCTTTTGTATTTCGCTTGTTCCTCTTTGTCATAAGTCCCCCAAATAATATCAAGATTGGAAACCCCCTTTTCATTCTTTACTTTCAATAAATCAGACGGGGTATATTTTTTCTTCCCAGTGGGAATAATCTTTTGCCATGCATCAATAAAATCCTGTATGGTGGAATACCTATATGCTGGAAGTGGATATATTGGTGGTACACTTGTTTTATTGTTGTCTTTTTCTGTCATAGATTATTCCTCCGATCTAATCATCTTTTTAAAAAACGCTTCCATCATAATGCCTGGGAAATTCTGCAAAGCCGTTCTTGCTGCCGTTGCCGTAGCTCCATCTCCCCTGTCAAGAGCATCTTTATATTGTGTAAATAAATTCTCAACAGCAGTAGGAAAACTCGTTATGCTATTGTAGATTCCATTTATGGCGTTCAACATTTTGCCCAACCTGTCTATATTTGCTTCACCAATTCCAATCATTCTATTTTCATAGGTAGACATCATCTTTTCACCAGACGTAACCGTTCTTTCGGCAGCAGTGGGTTCATATCTGTTTGTCGGATCGTTCTGCCTCCTAAGTGCTTGTCTGGATTCTTCCATTTTCTCAAAGAACTCTCCAAAATCAATATCCCTGCGCTCTGTTATCTTGTTGATGTCCGTATAAGAAAGATTTGTGAAAGCACCTCGCATCAAGTGACGAAGCATTTCAAGACTTCCTCCCGATATCTCCTTTAATGATTCAAGAAACCGCTTCATTATATTTTTATCCCCTTCGCCTCTTGATAAATCGTCCATAGCAGCAAGAACATCGGAAGGATTCATCGCCCCTGTAGCCTGTTGAGCAGCACGGAACAAAAGAGTTTGAGTTACATCATCTTGTGAAATCCCTTGTCCCATGAAAGCCTGCTGTACGCGCTCCAATTGCCTACCTTCCATTCCGGTCTGCAAACGAACAGCACGCATGATAGAAGCTATGCTTGCTGCATCTATTTCACCTGTACGGGAAAGAATATCGTCAGCAGAACGAATAAAGGTAGTCATACTTTCATCCATTGTAGAGGCAATCTCACTAAGAGGAATTTGAAGCTGTTTCATTGTCTGCTCAAATGAACGGATAATAGCAGATAAAGAAGCTGTTTGTCCTTCCTCTGTACGGGCAAAACGCATCGCCCCTTGCATTCCCATTACAGTACGATCACTAAGTCCATATAAACGCTGTACAGCCATCAAACTTTGTGTTTCCGGTACGGGCGCAACTGTTCCCTCTTTTCCTCCGGCGGCACGGATAAGCGCAGCACGCCTTTGAATATACTCTCCTACATTCATTCCAAGAGCACCAGCAGCATAACTACCTTCTCCAAAGGCTGTGCGCATGGCTTGTCCTGCGGAAACGCCCATTGTCTGCGCATAAGGTATGGTTCTCTTTTGCGCTTCCATAGCCTTTTCAACAGATGTAGTGAAAATTCCCGCCATGACATTGGCGACCGCAGTGGTTACACCGCCTAAAAATCCCCCTACACCAGGTATCAAAGAAAGACCTTCTCCCACAATTCCGCCCAAAGAAGATATAAGTCCTCCACCCATAGCAGCAGGACTTTGGAATGTAGCTCCAACACCGGAAATCACTCTTGTGGCAATGTTAGTAGCTGTACTTCTGTCACTTCCTCTTTGTACATTTTCCCTTCTTTCTCTTGTAATAGGTGTTTCTTCTCTTGCTGGCACTGGTGATGGTGTGGGCACTGGAATAGGCTGTATTCCCGATCCACCCGCAGAAGTACCTCTTTGATTGTACAAAGTTTCATCAATAGAAAAGACACCTTCTTGTATTCCCTCTAAAGCACGTGCTCCTGCTTGTACGTTTTGGAGAATTTGCTTTGTTATATCAGACAAATCACTATTACCGGAAGAAATGGCTTCCACAATATCACGAAAGCCTTCTTGATTTACACCAAGCAAAGCTGACAAGTCGATAGCTCTCGTGCCTCTATCTTGATAGGATTCACCTCTTTCTCCCGAAATGTCCGCTTCCGGTTGCTTTTTTCTTCTCCTTCGTGTAGGTGTTGCAGTTTCTTGATCTTCTCCTTCCGGTTGTGGTGTAGGTTGGATAACTGGACGTGTGGGTGTTGCAGTCTGTCTACCCTTTTCGGAATTTTGCTGTCCCAAAAGGTTCAATTGTTCCCTAAGTTGGTTGAGCGCATCGTTCTGCTGACGAATAATGTCGTTATTGTTTTCGACTATTCTTCGTTGCATATTCTCAACATCTCTCCCGACCGACCTAAGTTGAGAGACATCTACCGACACCCTAAGTCTTTTTTCATTATCCGCCATTTTCCTTACCTTTTTCTTTTGCCTTTTGCTCCATCTCTATCATCTTAAACATCTGATCTTCATAGAAGGCAGTATCTTGTTCCGAAATTTCACCTTCCGGTGCTTTCAACCAATCCCCGATATTGGGGATATATTCTTGCGCTCTTTCCTCTTTTTCTTTCTTTTCTTGACTAAGTTCATAAAATGCCTTTTCTTCTTCGAACTCCATAAGTTCAGTAAAGAAATCACACTTCTTATGTTCTTCCGAAAGAAAAGGAATATTGTGCTTGTTCCTAAACCACCTGTCAATAGGGAAAGTGTTATTCCATTTTATGACGAAATTCCTATATTCTTCCCGGTTCATCAGTCCACAGAAGAAAGTATTTTTTCAGCCTCTTTCAAGAAAGGGAACACCTCGTTCATGTAAATATCGCTGATCTCCTTAAAATCTTTCAATCCAAGTTCCGAGAAACTTTTTACCTTCAAATCCGCAACCAACTGCGGACAAAGAACGGATAAAGTTGCCTCAACATCAATCATATCCAACGCACGCTGCGCTGTAATAGTAGGATTGCCAATCAATGAGTTGTAACTCCCTTTCCCCAGTCTTTGTTTGTTTACTTCGATCTGGTAATACTGTCCTACATTAGGAAATTGAATCTCGTACTTTCTTCCTTTTACTGTAATTTCTTTTGTTCCCATACTTTGTTTTTATGATTAATTGATTGATACGCACAAATATACATATAAAACAGAGAAAAGCGGAATTTTCATTCCGCTTTCTGAAAAAATTACTCATTCCCTTTCTCTTTATTTGATTCAAAAGAAGTCCTTATGATTTTACTCATAGAAGAATCAAATTCATCACAAATTTCTTCTTTTGAATTTTCTTCAAATTCTGTCTGTAACTGAATAGGAGGTGTTTTGTATTTCAATTGGAACAGATCGTCAAATTGTTCTTTCGTTTGAGAAACAGACATCAATGTTGTAACTTCTATAATCTGCTTCTTCAAATGTTCTCTCCCTATTTCTGGTGTCAAAGATTGATGCCACTTATATTTCCAATTCCCCTTTGAAGTTTTGCCCGTTTTTTCTTTTATTCTATCTACAACACCCTGCGGAAGCAATTCATAAATATATTTGTTTGTTAGCTTTCCAATAAAAGAAGGCTTGTTTCTAATATATTTAGGGATAAATGGCAACCCCCATAAACGATATATATTTTTATAAAAATCATCTGTAAAAGTAAGTTGCCATTTCAATATTTCGTCCGATATATAGGCGTTAAGGATTTTTTGAAGCTCAAACCTCTCTCTGTCATATTGATAACCTGTAGCTTCATCTACCAAAGATATGATTCCAACCTTGGCAAAAGACCGAACCAAAATTTCACATTGATCTGCAATTATTTTTTGTCTGTCACTCAATTCAATATGCTTTCTTGCTTCAAGCATTCCATCACAAATATCCACCAACACAGTAGCTTCATATCCATTTACCTTTTGATTCCCAAGATAGCAATCTAAAGGCTGAAATCGTCCCGGCTCTAAATCTCTAAAAATAAAAGGCTTAACTGTAGAATTGTTTAAAAAAGTAGGCAATTTCGTCCCACCTTGTTTTTCGTCCGTTATTCTTAAAATTTCTTGCATACCTCTCCCCGACAAAACCCTCATTCCGTTTTCAAGAACATAGCAAGAAATCGACATACCGCCTAATTGCAGAACACCTTTACACTCAATCTTATTAATCATATCATTTACAATTTGAATTAGTTAAACAAAATTTTATTCGTCTCATCATCTCCCAAGCTGTTTTTTGAGTTACTTCCAATTTTCTGCCCATTTCAACAGAATTTATTGTATCATCGTACAAAACCAGCCACAAAGCCTTAAACCACTTTATAAGCGGAATTGATGTCTTAAAAAAGATAGTTTTCGTTTTTACATCAAAAGCCTTATTTGTATCGCAACAAATATACTCATTACCACGAATCCTAATCTTAGCTCCTCTACTATAAGGAGAAATAGGATAAGAATCTTCCCATCTAAGGGCTTCCAAAAATCTTACGCAACTTTCTTCTGTAGGAAAAGCAGCATCAAGATCAGCTAAACTTTTAAATCTACTACTCATAATCACCTTGAATTTTTAATACACGCCACAAAGATAGTAAAAATTACAATCCAAACAAATAAAATAATAATAATTTCTAAAAACAAAAGGTGGACAAACGCCCACCTTCCTTTATTATGAATAATAAGATTGAATGTAATTGCTTCACAGCAACGAAGCAAATATAGCAACTTATTTTATTCTTACAAAATCAATCCAAAGCCCTTATATTAACAAATTTTATAACTTATCTTGTTAAATGTAGTTAATATTCAGCAGTTACAATCGGGTTAAGATAACGTATGTTAACATTAAAACTTGAAACAGATTGCTCTTGCAACTGCCAATTCTGATTTTCAATGAAACACGGAGTTAAAAGAGCAACCGTCTGACCTGTCGGGTCAACCTGCGTCACCATCTTACGGGCATCATCAAAGTTCTGAACCAATTTCTTATAGATCATGATAGAGAAACCTTGTTCTGCGAATGTAAGAGTGTTCAGTACTTCCTGTAAAGTTCCCAAGCGATGAATCATTGCTTCTACCACCGGAGCTTTGAAAGACAAAAAGAACTGGTCCACAGTTGCGGAACATCTGTAAGATACAGGCGGAATTTCCTGAATAGGCAAACTACCTAACCCTTGTACATCCACACGATTGATCTGTTCCTGTACGGTAATATTTCTGACAAAACCAGCAGTCTCACCGCCAATTTTGATATATGCCATAGGTGCACTAAATGTCTGCATGATATTCTATTTTAGAATTATTATCCACGAATTAAGAAGCCTGTAAAGAACAACTTGTTGATTTCATTGTTAACAACGATCTTGTAAGTAACAAACCAAGCATCTTCCTGTCTTGTTACGACAACATCTTTAAAAGAAAGAAGCAAGTTATCCTGTGCTTCCGTTGCTACTCTGGATTGCAAATAAGCAACCGTCCAGTCCTTCACTGCGCCGGCAGACAAAGTATTGACATTTACACCATTTTCCTGCCCAAGCAGATCAATAGAAGCATTTACAACCAATTCCTTATTAATCTGTGCAACGATACGCATGAACTGAATACTGTGGCTCTGACCATTAGAGTTGAATAACACCTTGTTATCTTGCAAAGTATTCACACCTTGTAACACAACAAAATTGTTAGTGTAGTCATTGTAAACCGTCACAAGCATACCAGCATCCAAAGCCTTCGTTTTTTCAACTTCACTCAAAGTATGCTGTAATTTGTCGATACCGATCGTCTTGTTTGTAACAGGAATATAAGGCGGTTTTCCAGCTGTTCTTCCCAAGATACAACACAAGTTGTACATCACACCCCACCAACGTGTTTTTACACCTGTAATACCGGAAGTCATACCTGCGCCTCCATGTACCAACTGAACCAGCTCACTATTAAAGCCTTTTGCCAAATCAAGTGATTTAGAGAAATTGGCGGCATCGTCATAACCTCCCACAAACAAGAAGTGGGTGTACTTAGCTTGACTATTCATATGAGCAATGTACTGTTTCTGCAATGCGGAATCAGCATTTGTACCGAACTGATCCATAAGAGCAAAGCTATAGTCCAAACCTGTAATTGCTTCCATAACTTTCGCCATGTTGTCAGTATTGTAAGTTTCAGTACCGCCCTTTGCCAAGAAATAGGATTTACCAGCCAGTGCAGTAGTAACGTCACTCTCAGATACCGTTCCTTCTCCTTGTACTTCCGCGTTTTCTGTCAATACAAACAGGTTAGCAAAATTGGAATCGGATTTAGCCCATTCAAGCAAAGTTCCAATATTGTCAAATTCCGGTGACTGCAATACCAATGTAGGTGCTGCTTGATCTTCCGGCGTTTCTCCAATAGGGTAACCATCTTCTGCATATCCTGTGAAAGAACCGACATAGAATTTCATGATCCATTTTGCCGGATCGTCTACGCCTTTCACAATGGATACACCATAACCGGTAATCAAATTACCAGCTTCGGAAAGTTTACCATTTGCCCCCAAACCTTCATCCAGTGTCTTTACTTCAAACGTGCCACCTGCTGTAGTAGCAAAAGTAATAGTTGCAGAAGTAGTCTTAACTGCCCTTACATACAAAAGTTGAGAGATACCTGTAGAAGCCGGGTTTGTATAATCCGGTGTAAAAAGGCCTTCTGCAATCTTCCAGAACATGCCTCCCTTTACAAAAGAACGGAACTCTGCAAGGGTGTCAAACGTATAGACAGAATCCAATCCCTGAAAATTTTCTCCATCTATACCGGAGCCTCCACCCCAATTTGCACCATAAACACCAGTATCTATGATCAAAGCCTTCCCATAATCTAATGTTCTGGCTGGGCTTGTTTCCGAGGTCGTAATTCTTGAATAAACACCCGGCAACGTAATTTGCTTATTATTGAAAATAAAAGATGTGGCCATAATTTATTAATTATCAATTGTTTGTATCGAATTTATGTAACTTTATTTTATTTATCCTCTCCAAATAGTCGGAAGGTAATGTTGATCTCTTTTCCATATTTTCATACTCCCACAATGGTTGAAGATTCAAATAATGGTTAGCAATAGACATACCTTCTTCTATATTGTCTCTATATTCTTGACAAAAATAAGACAAAGGTATGATATGGTCAATATTCCACTTCCCCTTTCCATTGCCTCTATTCTCCCAAGTCATACCATCTTTAAATTGAAACTCAATATGAATAATTAAGTCGGGAATAGAGCAACCAAGAAAATCAAGATTTCTTTTCCATCCGTACAAGAAATATTCTCGAATAGAATCTCTTAATTTTTTCAAATATTTCTGCTTCGTTTTAAAAACAATATCTGTTTCTAATTTATTTTGTTTCCATTGTTTCAAACGCCCACTAAGCCTATATTCTATATGCTGCTGCTTATAATAATCCTTTTTGTCTTTATAAGTCTCTTTTGCTTGCTTTGAACGGCATTCCTTACAAATACAGTCAAATCCAGTACTCGACGTTCTATGGACATAAAACTTACTTCTTTCCTTTTCTTCCCCACAAACAGAGCATACTATCTTGCCTTCATAAGAAAGTTCTCTATTTCTTTCTCTATTTTTATCTCTACTTTCAGCAGCACTTTTGTTAGCGCACTCCTTACAATACCCAGATCGTCCGTCTACATGAGTTTTGCTTTTTCCAAAATTATCAATAGAAAGCTCTCTACCACAACAAGAACAAACTTTAAACTCTTTAATTATCCTTTCTTCTAAAGGAATATTTTTTATGGCAGACAATCTTTCACTTTTCTTCAAGTCAGCACATTTCTTACAATAGCAATTCAACCCATCCGGTTGGTTCTTTTTCTTATAGAACTCACTGATAGGCAATTCTTGTCGACAACAAGAACAAACTTTTGTCCCTTTTTGAAAGTCTGCTTTCATATTGTACCAAAATTACACCTTCAAAGGTAATCATTTTTCAATCAACGAACTATCTGAACCCCACAATTTCTGATTCTACACCTGGAAGTCCGTCAATAGAAGTCGGGTCACCAAGAGCAATGCTATCCACTTGATTCACTTTCCCAAAGATGATCTTTCCGAGTAAAGACGTATCCACCAATCCCGGTACTATTTCTTCTGACGATAAATCAAGTCCGATAGAACGAATGAAAATAGGTGTCGGCATCAGATTGTTTTGCATCATAAGCTCCTTCATGGTAAATTCTATTTTAAGGAACTGTGAAGCTAAAGTATCCCAAGAGCCAAGTAGTAATGCGTACAGAATCTCTGACATCAGGATTGATTCATTCATGTTTACAGAAAAGCACATGATTTCCAATCCGTACTGTCTTGTGTCCCTGTACATAGGAACTCCACCCATAAAAGATTCTATTTTACCTATGGAATTGGCAATGCCACCTGTTTTCCCGGGTTCACGAATAATGTATGCCGGCAGCCCTGTTTTATCTTTCGGATATTCCAAAGCTACCTTTATGTTGTTCGGATTTGTTTCCTTTCTTAGAAAGATATTTTTTGCCTGTTCATAGTAGTTGAAAGAGCCGTCCTGTGTATCTCCCAACACTTTGTACAAGAAAGAATCCTTTTCATTCGTTTTACTTTCGAAGTCCGTTTGTACATATTCCAAACAGGCTTCCACTATCTTTTTTATTTTGACTATCTGTAGCATCGTTACATTGCATTTAAAAATTGATCAATCACTTTGTCTGCAACAACATCTATCTTCGCTTGTTCAAGAGCTTTGTCCATAAGTTTATATGGAACAATACCGCCATTCCACCAACTATTAGGATCAGAGTTTTCACTCACCCTTCTCCATGTAAAGTAACCGCTTCTCTTTTCTTTTTCAGTAGAAGCAATATTTACTTTAGTTAGACCCTGATAAATAGGAGCTTTGTGCATATAAGCCGGTTTGTTTACACCCAGCCTATTTATTGCTTTTCTCTGCCCTTTTTCAGAAAAACTTTCTGGTAAATTACCACTTCCTAATCTTCCTGTCTTCTGAACTGCGTTGTAAATTTGTTGCGGCATTATAGAAGCAAACAATCCCGAATCCGCTACAGCTTCCGGCGTTGCATGTCTAAAGGGAATATCTATATACCAACCTCCATCCTGTGCAATCTTTCTTTTTGGGGAATTTCTAAAACCTTCCTTTTCGTCAAAAGGCGGTTGTCCTTCTTCTATCATCAAAGGAATAGAAGAAGATCTGTTTGTCAGCCCGAATGTAACGGACAAAGGGGATTCCCTTTCAATGAAAACTCCCCTTTTATATTCATTCCTTGTAGTACGAAGCTCCCTGTTTATCAGATTTTCCCACCTAAGCTGGTATTCAGTTATAACGGCATCTATAATAGAAGAACCTAAAAACGTAGATTGATCCTGTGAAAGATCAAATTCTTCCACCAGATCACTTAAATCTATGTTGATAGGTACTACCATTACTCACTAATTTTCATTTGAATATTATCATTCAAAATAACTCCCGATCCATCAAAATTAGGTTTTTCAGACACAATCAAATGTGTCCTTCTTGCCACTGCTTGAATAGGAAGTCTTGTTCTTTCCAACTGTCCCGTTTCCTTGTTTTTCTTCCAAGAAGCCCGAACTTCATGAGGAAAGTCCAATACATGAAATTCCAATTGATGCTGGTAATAAATGCTTACAACCGGATTTAAAGACATATCAGCCGTCAAAATTACGCAATAAGGGTTTGTATCACTTATCTTATAATCTGCCGGAGAAAGCTGTCTCAAAGGCTCTGTAGACGATTCAAACACATGTATGCTATAAATGCTCAATGGTTTGTAAGTCGTAAACACAAAAAAGTTCTCCCCATCCGTTCTTACAGACAAATTTTCACTAAAGTAAGAGAACTCTTTTAAAATTGTGATCCGGTCAAAATATCCTAAATTGGGTTTATCAACGTCTGTTACCGTTACGTTAATTGTTCCTATCAGTTCTTCTGACCAACGTTTGTAACTATTATCCCCGTTTATGCCGGTTATAAGAGCATGAGTGTTTGTAGGATTGATATAAAAATAACCTGTACCAAAACAATTCTGGCAATCCACTAAAGGCGCATCCGGTGCATTACAAGGACATCTTAACGCCTTTTCCAATATCACCTCATACCCTTTCAAATAAACGGCAGAATCAAACTCTGAACGTATAAATTCAGGACTTGCGTTACTCAAAGGAGGAACCGGTGTTTGTAAAATACTTTTAGCCATCTCTCACCTCCTTACAATACCATAAACCTAAATTCATCGTACACGAGCTTTATCCGCCCTACAGTTTCCTCTATTTCTTTTTGATACTGTTTCAAGCGTGCCCCGTAACCTGCATTTTCAGCAGAAGCGGTAGAGTTGATAGATTGTCTTAATCCATCAATTTCCAAGTGCATAGAAGCTATACCGGGTAAACTGAATATCATATCTCCGGCAATATTAAGCGGTCCAAATGAAGCAAGTTTACCAACAAGATTAATCAAATCGGCAGGCATTTTATCCAAATCAAAACCGGTTATATATTGAATGTCCCAATAGTCCGGTATGTTTGTGAACCGTTGAAAACCTATCTGCGTAGTCATTCCAGTAAGAATAACATCTGCATTTGCATTAACCGAATTTGCACCGGTAGGAACGACACTCATTCTTCGTTTCCCTATCCCGTCCATATCTTTCTCACAACTAAGCCAACCTTGCGGGTAAATAATCTGCTCCATCTTATTAAGCATACCTGTAAGTGCAAGCGGAACTCTTACCGGACAATTGGTTTGAATGATTGGGAATTGCTGGAAATAATCTGCCCTGTAATAAGAATGTGTTTCCGATTCAACCAATTGTTTTACAAATTTAAGATTGAAATAATTCTCGATCTCTCTCTGCGCAGCACTCAAATAAGTTCTAAGTGATTCATCAGAAAAAGAAGTCCCCGTACCGGCTTGTATGGTAATACCGTACAGGTAATTGTTCCACATCTCCGCAACGGAAATGACAGAACCCGTATTTTTCTTATACTTTACTGTAAAAATCAGTTGTCCCGGCATAACTCAATGTCTTTTTTACTTTTTAGGTAACGCAATTATAGCATCAATCAGTTCGTCTTTCTGACTTTCTTCTTTGAATCTTCCGGCTTTCTGTTTGCTCATTCCGTTTTCAATAGCAAGTGCCTTCAAATCCTCAAAAGTCATTTTAGACATATCTTCCTTTAAAGAAGCAATTTCTTCTTCTGTTGCGCCGGCTTCTTCTTTAACCGGTTCTTCCACAGTTTCTTTCGGCTGACCACCGTTAGACAGTCTTTCAACCTCTTTTTTCCAAACGTCAATAGACTGCTCCAATTGTTCGATTTTCTTGTTCTTATCTTTGATAATACCGTTCAAACGAGCAATTTCAAACTCGTATTCTTCTTTCAGAACTTTCAGAGCTTCATCAGTATCTTTTTCAGATTCAGATTTTTCCTTTTCAAGCGTATTAGCTTCTTCTTCCAAAGCAATACCGGAGAAACCGCCATTTTTGATGTATTCCCAAGTTTCGTCCTTTACTTCGGCTTTCCCGTTTTCAAACTCCACAAGCTCATTCAAAAACTGAATGGTAGTGTTTTTATATACTGTTGATACAATCTTTTTCATACGAAATATGATTTATTGATAAATAAAAATAGGGAGGGAAGGCGTTATAAAACCTTTCCTCCCCCCTTATTAATTTGCCAAGACAACTGTCTTTTAAGCACCCAAACCTTCGTCACCGATATTGATAATACGGCAAATCTTAGCCGGCTGGTACAAACACGGCGTACCGTAATTCAAGATAGCGAATCTACGAGACGGTGCAGTGATAGCAAAGTCAAGTTTGCGAGTGTCACCGAACTGTAAGTATTCGTTGATCTGACTGTCGTTGTAATAAATCAAAGCAGACTTCGTACCTGCAATGATACGGTTACGGTCACGTACTTTTGTTGTAGCAGCACCATCATATCCAGCAGCCAGCATAGAAGCCGGGATAGTGAAGATAGGATAGTATTCTGTCGTGTCGGTCAAAGCAGTTACTTTCTTGGTACGATAGATAACGTAGCAAGTAGGAGCATAAGCACCACCAACCGGAGCGGTAAACTGCAAATCAACAGACTGATTAGCTGCAACTGCCAAAGCAGTATCCGTCAATTTCAAAGGAGCAGATTCACCATAACGGTTCTTAGCTGTTACCAAGTAGCCATAAGAGCCGGCATGTAATACGAAGTTGGTCTTTGTATCGACAACAACAGCAGACTTGGTAGTACCGGCAACAGGAACACCCGGAGCCTTCGGAGAAGAAGCTGTAGCAGAAGCCTTGATCGGACGACGAACATCAAAGAACTTGTCGCTCTTAACGGAAACCTTACCGAACTGCGTCATGATGTCGTTTACAGACTGTCCCATTGTTGCACCTACAACGCTGTTAGACATGCCAACAACAACGCGTTTTGATTCATGGAATTTCTTCACATAGTTGTTGAACACAACCGGTGCAGAAACGATACGGTCGATATAACCGTTGTAAACGTTTACAACGCGATCAGCAGCATCTTCAACCAAAGCATCAGTCAAGATACCATTCTGTGCATCAATCACAGCCTGTGAGCCATAGTAAGCATCCAAAATCTGTTCTGTGCTCATACCTTCCGTAGAACCACGGTCAGTAGCAGCTACACCCATCATATGCTGACGGAAGATGCCATCAAACTGTTCTGCAATACAAGTAGAATCAGCATCCGTCAAACGAGTGTCAATCAAAGTCAAAAGCAAAGTGGTCTTATTCTGTACCTCACGAGTGTACATGTTCATACCACCGGCAAGTTTAGCAAGCATAGCCGGATCAGTTACCTGTCCTGTAACGCCCATAAACTTAGAGATGATTGACTTACGGATGTATTGAGTATCTGTTTCTTCCGGTGTTTCACCTTCAAGATTGAAGATACCGATTTCTTCACCGTATTTGTACAACTGGTTGTACTGGTGAACCGTGTTTTCGATTCTCTGTTTCGGCATTTCATTATAAACAACCAGCTGGTTCAAACGGTTAGCCAAAACTTTGATGTAAGCATCCAAAGATTCAACTTTCAGACCACCACCATTGTTAATCTGATCGTTATATTGCATACCGGTCTGTAAACCGGCTTCCATTGCTTTCAACACATCGGCAACATTGCCAGCACCGCCAAAAGCAGCTAAATCATTATAGTTATACAAGTCCATTGTTCTATAGTATTTTATATTTATTCGATCGAATTACATCTTACTTCTGGAACTTGATATTGTACTTTTCGTACATGAATTTTGCCAAATCCTGTCCAATGGTTTCAGCCTGACTGTCTGCCAAGAAAATCAAAGCATCATCACCAATTGACTTTTCAAGTTCTTCACCGGCATTTTCAATAGCCTTGTTGATAGCAGCCATTACCAAAGGGCGTTGTTTTGTAACAGAGAGAAGTGTCTTGCCATCTTCATCCACTTCCGGCTTCATGGATTTCTCCAAAACAGCAGAAGTCTGCACTCCCTTAAAAGAAGGTGTCTGTGCGCCAAAAGATTCCAAAGACTTTTCAATGTTACCAAAACGTTCGTTCATGACTTCTGTCATGCCCTTAACGATATTAGCAGCCAAAGAAGCACCGAAAGCCTTCATGTCATCCATAGAGAAAGATTTCTCAACTTTGTCTTCTTTCTCTTTGATGTCCTCTTTCAAGTCCTTCTTGTCTTTTTCATCCTCTTTTTCGTCCTTCTTCAAATCGTCAATGTGTTTTTTGTCATTGTCGATATTCTTGTCCTCCTTCTTTTCGGATTCTTTCATATCGGCGACACTTTTCGATTTTTCAAAAGTTACATCTCCGTTCGCCACCATAGTAGCGATATCTTCTGCACTGAAACCAGAATTTTCAAGTGCCTTGTATAACGGATCATCTTTAAATTCTTTTACGTCTACCATAACATTATGTATAAAAATTATTGTCGAACTTTTTCTACGAATGTATCTAAAACACTTTTTTCAACCCTACCTTCTTGAACTGCACGATAAATCTCCCAAAAAGAATCAACATCAAAAGAATGTGATTTTTGAAAATTCACCTTGAAATTATTGTCAATCTGGATAAGTCCATTCTCTGTGCAATATTCAAAAAGAATAGTTGATTCTTGTATTTCCAACAAATCATTCACACTACCACCCTTACTTTTTTCGATATCCAAATAGGTCTTAGTGTTGACTGGTGTCATTGTAAGGGCAATGTTTGTAATAAGAGCTTTTGTTACTCTTTTAGGATTTTTCTTATCCCGTTCCAACGCCTTACCTTCTACGCTCATACCCGGTTTTCTTGTCGAACCCGATTCTTGCATTTCAATTGCCTTATCCCAAAAGGCACGAGCTTCCGGCGACTTTTCCCACAATTTACCTTTTACAAAAAACTTATTGTCTTTCACATAGGCTTCAATAGGTTCACCAATCCAAAAACGACTTTTGTTAATAGGTGAACGTGTGGGAAGATGATCAAGATTAAATAAACCGGATTTCAAAAATCTATCATATATAAACCCGGACGGCTCCAACACTTCTTCTTCATCGTCTTTTGAAGAATCAGAAGCGACACCAGAGAATACCATATTTGCATACGGAGACTGTTGTTCCGATACCGCGCTTTTGGCTTTCTCCAAGTCCAAGTCTACATATAATTTAAAACTATCAAACATTTTGATTGGTTGAAATTGAAATAAACGTATTTATAACACTCAAAAATACTGCAAAATTAGAATTAAATCACAATAACTCAATATTTTAACTTTTATTAATTATTATCGTAATTTATCTCCAAACTCCTTAATGCAATTGCAATCTATATTTAGACTGTTTGAGTATTGCAAGAAAATCATCAATCCAGCTTACCTCGCCAATGTATTCATCCTTTTCAGCAAGTTCTTTTCTGAACTCAATCGTTTTGTCGAATATCATTTGGCAAATAGCAACCGGATCATCCTCTTTCACTTCATCCCCTTGGATTTCCCCGTCTTTGAATCGTCCGAATCCCGATTGCCCGGCTTCCGCAATCTTATCCTCAAATTCTGAAACTTCTTCTGAAAGTTCATCGAGATAGACATGCTTGGAATTATCTTCCTCACCCCAATGAATATTTTTAAGACGTGTTTTAGTTCCTTCCAGAAAATTGAGATAAGTGTTGAAAATACTCTTATCGGTCTTTTTGGACTTTTCGACTTCTTCGGTATTTCCATTTTCAACAGACAATTCATCTTCTGTCGATTTTCGGATGTTTTCTGTTTTGGTAGTGCCTTCAATGCGAAACTTACCATTCCATTTCCATTCTTGTTCCCCATTTTCTTCTGTCTTAATAACAATAGAAAAAGGTTTACCAAGACAAGTTACCTTTTGAAGTATGCCTAAAAAATCAGCAAACTTATCTCCTTTTCCACCATCATTATCAGAGAAATTCATATGAAACTCACCGTAAGTGTATTTGTTCGGCTCTTCTACCACTTCGACTTCTTTTTCTTCATAGATAGTTCTCTTGAAAGTAATAGCCTTTTCAATACCTTCGCCTACACCATCCTCTGTACGAACAATATTTTTGGTTTCACCATCCAAAGATTCACGCTGCAATACATGTACGTCTGCTGTATCCATAGTTTTTTCTACTTTCCAGTCTTCCGGCAATTCGTCTTCCAGATTAAGCTCCTTTGCCCGTTTCTTGATCCATTTCTTTACTTCTTCTTTCGACATAGAAGAACTACCGGACAAACGAATAGCATCTTTCAAATCCTGCCGATTGCGAATAGGATATTTGCCATTGGGCATTGCTTCACCTTTCTTTGCCAAATCCTTTCTTTCTTCATGCGTAAAAGAAGTTTTGTTTGCCGACTTTTCAAGTTTTTCAGGATTCTTTTCACAATAGGAGGTGAATACATCCTTTGAAATTTTGCCCTCTTTGAAAGATTTCATTACCAACTGAAACTCATCCTGTACCTCAATACCAAGAATACGTTTGATATTATCTTTCATATCAAAGATAAAATTATATTGGTCAAGTTCAGTGTGAGGATTGATCCATTCACTACCTGTTTCTTCTTCTCCGTCCACAAGAATGTTGACAGGAGCATCAGGATCAACAAAGCACATGAAATAGTGAATTTCAATACCTTTTCTCTTTGGAATGTATTTACCGACCGGCATCAAAAGTTCTTCCGACATATCAATACCTGTTTCCTCAAACAGTTCTCTTTTTGCAGCTTGCAAGAAAGTTTCTCCCGGGTCAACATGTCCACCCGGAATACACCAATCATTTGAAACCGCGCCCTTTTCTCCCACACGATTCAAAATAAGAAGTTTGTCTCCTCTAAAAACAAGCACGTCCGCAAACTGAACTTTCCCTTGCTTCGCCTTAAACAAATCAAAGTAAACAGATTTCTTGATCAAGCCCTGTCTCCATAACTCACGACAGCTTTCAAGTTGACGAATGTCTTTTGCCATTTCAGCAAATTCTTCATCATTTTCCAACTTTGCAATGGATTTATGGATAGAATTTCTTCTCTTGTACACATCCATCAAATCCTTAGACTGTTGCTTTAAAAACTCATTAAAACAACTTTCTGCCTTTGCAACTGCATCAGCATCTTCACTCCCTTTCAGTTCATCATACTGCGACTTCTGAATAGAATAAATTTCACCAAGTGAACTTATCTCTTGGCTTATCTCTTTTCCTTTTTTAAGAAGTCTTTTATATTCAGCTATTTTTTCATTTTGCGTCTGCAATCCGAGCAACGCTTTCAAATTTAAACCCACGTCATTAAAATTTAAAATTTTATTTATCAAATTGTCGCATCCGGTACACAGACATTATCTGCAAAATAGAAGTCCGGCTTGTCAAGTTCAAAGGTATAGAAATATTGCGAAACATTTGCAATAGGTATCTGTATAATGTTGGTTACTTTACCCTTACATCCATTTTTAAGCATAAGAACATCTCCCGGTTTTATCTTGTCTACTCTTTTTGTTTTATTATGGCACAAAACGTAAGAGTCATCTACCACCCTATGCAAGGCATCTTCACGGTATCCCTTTTCAAGAGTTTCATCTTCCGTAACGTAGCATATATCAAAAATACGAGGAACAGAAGACAGTTCAGACTGGATAACCTTTGTCACCCTTCTGTAACCGGAAACGGTTTTTATCACATTTCCTACTTGGATGTCCTTTATCCATTTTGAACCATCTATAGTAAGAATACTGATAAAACCGGAATTAAAAATCGTTCTTTGTTTCATTACACTTCGAATGGTAATTATATATCAATTTATACCGATATAATTTGACGTTTCACCGTTCCGACAAATGTCGGCAACTCCGCGTCCCCTACCCGGTTTACCACCGGTGAAATATTCTCTTGGCTTAGAAGATTCTGTTTTTCTAAGCCAAATTTTTTAATGTTTTGTGCTGCAAGTAAATCTCTATCATTTTCAGAACCACAGCAAGGACATATCCACCTTCTATCTGAAAGTTTTAAATCTTTATTGGTATATCCACAAGAACACATCTTTGAAGAAGGTTCGAATCTTCCTATTCTAATAAGATTTACTCCGTTCCATTCTGCTTTATATTGTAGCATTCTAAAAAATTCATTCCAAGCAACAGAAGAAATACCTTTTGCAAGACAATGATTTTTCAACATTCCTTCTACATTCAAATCTTCAATAATAACAGTTTGGTTCTCACTGATTATTCTTTTAGAAACTTTATGCAGAAAATCTTGTCTACGGTTTCTTATTCTTTCATGACAAATAGCAACAGCCAATTTTGCCTTTTTGTACCTGTCACTTCCTTTCTTTTTTCTTGAAAGTCTTCTTTGCAAACAAGCTAATCTTTTAGAGGATTTTTCAAGATATTTTGGATTTTGAAAAACTTGTCCGTTTGATAAAACAGCAAAATCTTTTAAACCAACATCTATTCCGACAGAAGTAGAAAACGTAATAAGATTCTTTTCAGGTAAAGAATTTCCATCTTCTACTAATACACTTACATAATATTTACCAGTAGAAGATTTTGAAACTGTTATTGTTCCTATTTTCCCTTCAAAAGAACGGTTTTTGTAAAACTTTATCCAACCTAAAATCGGAATTTTGATTTTACTGTTTTCAAAATCAATCTTAACAGAGTTGATATTTTTAAAAGTTGGATTGTCGCGATGTTTGGATTTGAACTTTGGAAAGCCAGTATGCTCTCTAAAAAATTTTGTAAAAGCAGAATCCAAACATCTTATAGATTGCTGTAAGGATTCGCTTGAAACTTCTTTAAGCCAAAAATAATCTTCTCTTTGTTTTAATAAAGTAAGCTCTTTGCATAAATCAACAGCAGATAAAGACCTTTTACTTTCTTGATATGCTTTTATTTTCAAATCAAGTGCCCAATTATAGATATAACGACAACAACCAAAAGTCTTTTTCATTTGAATTATTTGACCTTTGGTAGGATTCAATCTATATTTAAACGACTTAATCATAGTACAAACATACAAAATTAAAATAAAATGGATTCTATTTACTTTATGTTTTTAAAGCATAATTACAAAAACTGACATATAGCTACACTTCGAAATATTTTGTACCTACAGTTATTTTTACCTTTGATTTTCTCTGAACCCGCTTACTTTCATCTACTTTTTTAGGTTCAAATGACTGTGTTTTGTCATCCCATTCATATCCATCTGGAACATGTCTTAACATACACCTGCAAAAAGGGTGAATATTTGTTAAAACAGGCTTCCAGTCTTTTGACTTTTTACCTATGTTAGTACCGTTGGCAATCAATTCGGACAAATCAAAAATAACGGGCTTAGAGCCTGCACCAGCCGTTGTGTAAGCATTAAGGCACATCCGGCAAGCACCGGGAAACACTTCCTTATATACTTTTGCATGGATACCGTGCTCTTTCATGATCGTCTGCGCTATCCCTATCTGAAAGATGTTCTCCATTTCAGTGGCAACAATACGCCCCCAATCCCCATTCCATTCGTCCAACCTATGTCCCAATGAGCTAACAATAGATTGTACGGATTTCCTTTTCAAAACGCCTTCCGTCAATTCTTCTCTAATAGCTGTTTCCACTTCCCTTTCTCGTTCTGCCACTGCTATTTTCATTTCTTCTTCTGAAATAATAGAAGAAAGAGAATCTTTTATACGTGTCCCCATTCCTTTTATATAAGAATAAGAACGCATAGCCGCAGCATTATATTCTGCCTTTTCTCTTGAAGTGAGTTCCGAGTATTGTTCTTTTTCAACATATTGTTGAAGATCGTTGAAGTTAAGAGAGGATAATTGCGCAGGAGTAAGAATTGCCGCCAAACGTCCAAATATGAATGCTTGCCAATAAGGTGGTATTTTCAGAACTTCTGTCTTTAAATCAAAGTCAAATCTTTTCAGCATATCTATGTCTTCTTGGGAAAGATATTCCTTACCCAGCACATCGGCAATTACACGAGCAATACGATAATCGACAATGAAAAACAACTGCTGTATTTCTTCCGGTGTAAATAGCATACTTACTTTGATTTTTGTTGCACCATCTTCTTTGTCAAATCCATCAACATATTGTTTATCTGTGTCGAAAAGATAACCTGCGCCATACCTTCATACCCTTCTTGTACTTTTGGATAACGCATAGGGTCAACATGATGGTGTACATTTGACACTAAAGGCATCTTTTCGACCTTGATATTTTTGACATATCTCACATTCATAAATTACTTCTCTCCCCAGTTCTTTTCAATGTAAGACATTGCAGCACTCATGATAGGGTTGGAATCGAACGATTTCTGTGTATCTTCTTTGTCTTCTGACGCAATTTGTCGATCCACTTCTTCGTTCATCGCATCACCTCCGTACATAGCTTGCTGCATCTGATATTGTTTTTGAAGCTGGTAGGATTGATTCAAGATGGTATCGGTTTCTGGATTGAATTTACGTCCAGAGTATTTTTCAAAAATATCTTCCAGACAAACCATACCGTTTTGAATTTTCTTAGCATCAATCTCAACCTGCCTTCCTTCATCTTCCGCATCCACACCCGTAAAGACAAATTCAAAATCTTCGTCCAGTTCTGATACAAGATAATAATTGATCACCTCTTGTAAGAACACAAGAATAGGTTTTAATCCTTTGTCCTTTGAATGTTGCAAACGTTCCTTTTGTCCAGCTTGTCCAAAGATATTTGTCTGATCTTTGAATTGGAATCCAAGCTCTGACGGATCAATACGATAAACAGCACAAGTCATAACAAGTAGGAATTTTACCCACTCACTAAACTCCATATCACGGTTAGTGTTTTTGGATAAATCAACCCATTGAAGGTCTAACCCATTGATAATAGGCGTTCTATGAGAATTTTGAACCCCCACCATCGTCTGCTGCCATGCCTGTCTGAACTCACTTAAAGAAGCCTGCGATATGTTCGGATTCTTAACATTGATAATTCCTTTAGGATTAGACCCTTTAGAAAAATAAAGGCCGTTGTATTCAAACCCCCACAAAATCCATGTCATAACGCTTGACAGTGTTTCCAGTTCAGATGTTCCGTACCCGTTTTTATATATGTTGGTGGATTTGTTACGGATACCAATACCCAGCTCCCAAGGGTAAAAGATAACACTTTCATGCGTAACAGGATGCTGCATGATCTGACCTTGCCAGCACATACAATATTTTGGTAAATAGCCTTTGAACCGATACTGCTCAAACTCGTCTCGGAACTTAGGGTCAATACTGTCCAAGAAACGGATCAAAGAAGCATCTACGGCACGATATCTCGCCAAATTCCATGATCTGTCCCTTACAATCTCAAAGGCAAGCTGATCAAGTGTTAAACTGTCAAACACAACTTTTCTCCCAAAATCCTGAAATGTATCAAAAGATTCCCATTTGTCATGGAAACCGCCTTCTTCCAAGAATTTACGAATATAGGCTATCTTTATCTGATCTTCTCTTGAATGTTCTGTACTTTGTTTCTCAAAAGGATTTCTTTTTCTTCGGATAGTGTAACCTTCTTTCTGTTCATCTGTTGAAAAATGCAAGAAATTCTGTACCTGTTCAACACGGGTATTCACCACAGCCCGGACAACAAAAATGTCCCCCATCCTTCGAAGTACTTCAAAAGGAAGCGACCCGTAAAACATAGGGTCTTTATATCCTCTTCCCGTATCACTTGCTTCATCTGGATTAAAGAACACAGCCTTTACATTGTCCTGTCTTTGATTGACATTATCCAGGTACAAATTAGCTTTTAAAAGATTTTCCAAATCATCAGAACGAGACATCTGCTGTAATTTGGATTGAAGCAAAGTAGGAAGAGTTTTCTGCAATCCTACAATATCTTCCAAAGAAAGGCTGGTCAGACCCTTTAACAGGTCTGACTTTCCTTGATTTTTATTTTTGTCTCTTTTCCTACTCACGTCAATAAAAAAATTAAGCGGAAGTGCCTGCTGCCTGTGATAGCGTAATTGTTATTTGCTTTGTTCCTTCCGATTGTTTTACAACTGCTGACCCTTCTCTTGCTGTACCAGTATTGACCGCTGCTACAACGGAATATTCGGTTGTTCCTTTCGAAAAACCTGTACCGGAAACTGTCGTTGTATAATTCACAGCCACAGGGCTACCACTATTCTTTCCATTTACTGTTTTTTGTTTTGTAGAAGAAATGGAAAGCGTTTTTGTTTCACCCGTAGCAGCAAATTCCACCCTTGAAGGATTAGAAGACAAATTATAAACATAAGCAACAGTTGCCTTTGGCTGGCTTAAATTAATCGTAATTGATTTTGCTCCCGACCCTTCCTGTGTCACAACAAGAGTCCCTGTTCTTCCGGTAGTCTCATTTGTATTTTCAGTGGCGGAAACAGTATAATTTGCTCCCGATTGAGTTTTCAAAGAAAAACCCGTACCGGTTACTTTTCCTGTAGTATTTACGGTAGTTGGAGAACCACTATTCTTACCGTTCAGCTTCTTTTGTCTGGTAGAAGTGATTGTGACCACTTGATCACCTGCCGTTGCAGCAAAAGTAAGAGTTGTCTTATTGGCTGTGATCGTATTTTCATAAGTAATAACAGATGCAGCTTGACTTAAAGAAATGGTTGCTGTTTTTCCACTCTCATTCTGAATGATTGTAGCTGTACCAGTTCTTTGCTTGTCAGTAGGATTCTCTGTAGCAGAAATTTGACTTATTCCCGCATTACCCGAAAAACCTGTACCGGAAATTTTAATCTGAATAGCAACGGCTATAGGCTTTCCATAAGGCGCACCATCCCTATATTCCTGCTTACTGGAAGTAACAACAAAATTCTTACTTTCTCCCGTATTGACAAAAGAAAGTGATTTTGTTTGCAATGCAAATGTATATTCCGTTCTGTCGAGAACGTTTACATAATTAATCTTTTCTTCTTCCAGTCCTTCGGGATAACCAATAAGACCCAATCCATTCGCAAGACACCATTCTTTGAACTTACCGATATTATAGGTGACACCAGCATCAATTACAATACCAAGAGATTTGTAATATTCAACGTCACCTACCGTATTTTCAGTTACAAAGACGTTCATCTGACTGTCAATACCATCAGTTATGACAGTCATTTGCTTGCTTAAATCCTTTGTTGTAAAAAGAAGTCTTAACATAGCTTCTAAAATTAATGAGCCACTACTTCGAACTTCTGAACGCCATCGTCAGACATAACAACAAGATTCAAATCTTCCTTTTTAGACAAACCAAGATCAGCCAAAGAAAATTCCATAGGTGTACGACCGTTTACTTTCGAAACAAGAGTTTTCTTGTCTCCCCGGATTGTTCCGTAACGTCCTACAGAATCCTTTAATGTTACTGTATTGGGAAAATAAATCTCCACTTCCTTTTCTGCCGGAACAGTCGTAGCAATTTCCAAGATACAAATATTGCTACTATTCCAAGAAGCCTTTACAGAAACAATTTCATTCAACCCCTGCGGTTCAATCATCAATGTAAGAGCATTATTTTCAGCAAATTCTACCAACTCTTCATGTTGTACGCTTTCACCGACTTTCCATTTCCAGCCCAAAGCAAGAAAAGCATCACTTCCCTTTTTTTCATCTTCTGTAGCATTAGTAGAACCCGGAGTTACAACGCCACGAGGTGATTCTGTGATAAATACTCTTTTTTGTTCACAAGAGCCATCCGTAACGACCACTACGTCAATCTTCTTATCTGTATTAGTAAATCTGTATAGTCTCATTTGTATAAAAATTTAGATTGTATCTTTTTCGGAATCACCCGTTTTTTCTCCGGGCTTTCTTAAAAATCCATTTTCGTCAAATTCCCTTAAATATTTTCTCACCCACACAGGAACAAGGTTAGGGTTTATCTTACCTGAATTTTCCACTATAGAGATAGATTCCCTTACTATTAATGCTGTGCTCATAAGAGATCGAAACCATGTAAAAGTAGTGGTTGTATGCCCATCTATAGTATATTCCCCCAAAACATGAGCTACAATAAGCAAACACCCATATACAAAAATTTTAGTCAGGATCATTCCAAAACCTTTCGATGAAAAGTCTTTTTGCTTCAAATGGAATACCCAACTAATAAGAGTGTCCACAATAATAAGGACAACAAGGAATTTCAAAAACTCCCAATCTTTGAATATGTATTTTTCTATCCAGTCCACAATAGGAGATAAAGGTAAAGCGATCAGTATAGGATAGCAGAAGCTACCTAAATAAGATTTGAAATGATATAATCTTCTGTTCTCCATCATCAATCCTCTAATCAGTCTTTTTTGTCGGATTCCGATTCCTCCTTCTTTTTCTTGTAGTCAGAATCTTTTTTGTAAGGCATACCCACAATTCCTTTTCTTCTGTTCTCAGGAGTATCTTTATAGAAACCTATTTTGTTTTTTACAGGAAGTCCGGTTGCTCCGGCTTTTTCAATTGTTTCTTGATCGGCATCTTTCCACTCAATCTGCGGCTCTCTATAATATACAACAGATTTGTTGAAGTTTTCGTCAACCACAACAACACGATTCAGGGACACAAAATCAATAGCCCCGTGTTCCCGTTCGGTAGGATCAATGCTTTTTACAACGTCAGAAGCAAAGTTTTTCACTTGTTCCAACGTATAAACCTCCCAGTTGTTCTTTTCTGCAAGGCTTAAAAATTCGTTTATAGGAAATTCTTGTACACTCATGGATGTAATTGTTTATAATTCAACACATACAAAAGTAAAACTTTTTTCCTATAAAAGAGTGTTTTATAAAGAAAAACTTGTAAGCAATACTTTCTATGTTGGTGCGGCAACCGTACTTGTATCGCTTACAAGTGCCGATCTCCCTCCGCACAGGGATCAAAGGTAACGGCAAAGCCTTTAAAAGAAGGAGCTTACAGCTACGTTCAAAGACGCGGTGAACAGTGTTACTTCAAAAGAAGCCTTTCTCACGAGAAACCATTATCTCACGACATCCTATAGGAAGCCTTAATGCCAGTGTTTCAGGACTTATCGTATCGGTTTATACTTCTATAGGGGAGCCGGCACTTCCATACTTCACATCCGAAGATGCAGCATTAACTCCTCAATTTTGGGAAACATTAAGGTCGTTCCCCATCAACCTCACATAGCCTTCAAAAAGAAGGAGGGAAGCTATCGCGAATCACTTCCCAACTTCAACTTTTTAAGCTATCTCATCTCGACTGCAAACATACAACTTTTGTATTCAATAATTGCAATTTTTACAGTTAAAAGTTGTTAATGTCAATGCCACATGCAGCAGCAATCAATAGAGACACCTCCTGTTCCTCTTTTGGCATCTGCCGAATAGTAGCAAAATATCTTTCAGGATCATGATGATAGCTGTCAATAACAGCTTCTTGTTGATCCTTTGTAACTCCATAAAAAGACAGTACGTCTTTCTTTTCTTCTTCTGTTAGGTTCTTTTTATCCTTGACAGATAATGTTTTCTTTTTCATCGTTTTCTGTGCGTTTTCTTATTCAATTTACTGCAAAGAAACTTGTAATCTTTCTCTCCACAAAATTTAGCTTTCTTCTTTTTCTGTTTTTTACAAATAAAATATTCTTCAATATCAATGCCAGCCACACACAAATCAATCAAACTTTCTTCTAATTCCTTTGCAGAACACCCATTCATAGCAATATAACAAAACTCCACAGGATCATCTATAAAGTTTTCTTTAAAAACCGAACGACAATAAGACCCCTCATATTTTGCAATGCCTCTTTTAGACTTCTCTATCTTTTCAAGAAATTCAAGTTTGTACTTTGCGGCTTCCTTTATTTCATCAAAAGTATGAATAGCCTTAGTAATTTCAATTAAAGTCTTTTCCATGATCAAGCTGCCTCCAATGTTTCAGATTTCTTTAGTGCCTTTTTGAATTTATCTATAACAAAAGTAGGGACAACTCTTTTCTGATTTACCATTTCCTCTCCGGTCAACAGTTTTAAAAAGAATTGAGCGGACTTGTATTTGCCTTTATCTTGCAGACTGTCTATCCTATTTATGATACCTATAGTTTCAAGATAGCAGTCAGAATTGCAGTGTTGCGTATTATACATAAATCTATATCGATTGCTATTTTTTCTTTTAATACAATTCCTTACGTGTGTCCATTCAGCTTTATCCATTTTCTTTCTAAAAGCATTTTTCTTTAGCCTGGACAAAGCTATCATTTTTCTGTTTACAATAGCTTCCATATCCTCTAAAGGAGGTAAATTCAAAGAATAGGATTGAGAATTGGGATATTTCCTTCTTTGTCTTTCCCTTTGTGTATCAGAAGTATAAGATTTCGATCCGAAAAGTCTTTTTATCTTTTTTATCTGTTGAGCTACTTTAGAAGTAGACCAGCCTAATTCTTTCGCCATTGTCTTTTGTGACATAAAAGAAATAGAAGAAAATTTTCTCCCATAACGGATTTCTCCACTTTCAACAAGAAGATTGTTCTCATGAGAGGCTAAAAAAAAATACCTTCTTTTCGTCTCCGCATAAATAAGAAAAGCTATGAATACAAAATCACATCTCAAATTCTTATCTTTCAAATAGAAAGTCCTTCTCAATTGAGATAAATCTGCAAAAATGGTAGGGAACTTCTCAACAAGAGAGTAAGCATTGTGTCTATTTATAAACTTTAGTTTTCCATCTTCAAGTTTTATAAGGGTACGGTTGTTTTCTAAAATTGAAGCAAGACGAACTCTTCCTATTGGAAAATGTCTATTAACAATAGAATGCAATTGGTTAAAAGTAATGTTCCCTTTAACTTTACCTTTCTTTAATTCAGTTTCATAAGCCCATCTTATCATTTGGACTTCTATGAAGAATATTCTGCTATGTTTGTTTTTTGATTCTTTTCCCAACAACATGATGTTATGTTTAAAAATTTACAAGAGCAAAAATACAATTTTTGCTGTTGGGTTAAATAAGATAAGAAAAATTTATCTGTATTTTTAACTCTATTTAGCATCTAAACCGTGCAAACAAAACAATTTTCACAAATTGTTTCTTGTACCACAAAGATACACAAAAATTTTGTCTCCACAAAATTTCAACAATTGTATTTTTTTACAAACCATGTCGCAACCACCCGTTCGCACGCCTCGCTTCGCTCACGCGCGCCCGTAGGGTTTCTTTCCCACCCTCCATCCCTTTGTCTTGATTTCCGTTTCTTTTACGCGTATGCGCGTTTTTCTATTCTTCTTTTTAATAGGATGTCATTCATTTTTGTTTTCACTTTCCTATCTTTTTCTTAGTAGGAGTATCTTCTTTTATTCTTTTTCTTCTTTTGTAAATATCATCATTCTTTCCTTTACTCTTATCCCTACTTAATAGGATTTGGAGATCAAATCCGTTCTCACAAACAAGCGACAGCTTTTTGTGAAACGCAAGATTTCACAATAACCCATTTTATTATGACTAATTTTTATATCTATAAGACTTATCGTTAGATAGAAAAAGTCATAATAAAGATTTAGCTGAAAGATAAATCGTAATGGGTTTATTATGAAATTACATATAGAAACTGAAAACAACATTTTGTTGTTGTAAGGTTCTAAGGATGTGGTGGTTATGATGAAAACATTTTGACAAGGAAATGGAGGGGAAATGATGGCATTAAAAAAGGAACATGTAAATGAAAAATGGGTAGCAAATCAAATAGACCGCTACCCACCTATCGAATAGTAAAATAAGAATTTTGAAGAAAATGTCAAGGTGTTCGGTTTAGGATATTATGTGTATTGTTTTTGTAGGTGAGGACGATTTCTCAACCACCCTCACCTTGTTGTTTGCATGACAAACGATTTTAAAATTCCAAATCTTTGTTTTCGTTTTCTACTCTTTGCTTCAAAGATACAAATTTTGGACGATATTCGGTAACTCTTATCATACCAGGTTTTACTTTTGTTTTACCTTTTTCTCTTATAGCTATTATCTTTTCTATTTTTACAGGGTTGTTTATCTTCTTCCAATTTTTCTGCTGGAAGAAGGTGTTTTGTTTTGTGTAGTTTTTATCTCTATACATTTTCTTGACACCTTTCCATTCGTAGCTTCTTAAAATACCGTCTCCTACTCTTAACAGTATTTTTCTTCCTGGTAAGTATTCTACCATAAGGAGGTTCTCACCAGATATGTTTTCTTCTTTAGGAATCATTTCTACAGGCATATCTTTAGGGAAGAAACCTGACTTAAAAGCATCTAAAGCCTTTCCATTCCAAGTAAATAGTAAGAACACCCTACCCTTTCTGTCTAAGTAATATGTGACCACCTTTTCCATATCCTTACTTTTTATTTTGTTTGTTCATATCGTAATAGTTGGTAAGGATAAGATCAAGTCCAATCTTTCCGTTTTGTTTCAATTCAATTAAACTAAATCCACCATCCCAAAAGAAAGCGACAGTTTTGTAATCTGGTTTATCTATATCTTCGACCATTCCTTCTTTCTTTAATCCTTTCTTCTCTTTCAGATAATCCAGAATCCCGTCCATAAAGGTTTTCATATCTTCCATGTCGTAAATATTGAATTTTGTTTTAAGGCTTATAGAAGGAACTACGCCTAATTTTTCATCAAAGACCTCATTCACATTTATCTGATAACCGGTATTGAGTTTATATTCTACGGATTTTTCGTCAGAATCCAAAGCAATTCTTTCGCCGTAACATTCTTTTGGAATGAGTTTATCGGCTTCTTCAACTAAAAAATCTTTAGAAGAAGCATCCAATATTTTAAATTGGATATCCATGAGTTGATAGGTGTTCAATTCTTTGGGAGTTTCTTGCTCTTTAGAAATTTCTGATTCTTTAGAGGCTTCCTGTTTGCATCCACACATCGAAATAAGTGTAAGCAATACACTAATAAAAATTACTCTTTTCATATTACTTGTTGTTTTTGATAATTTCACGTTTAATATTGTTGTTTGTGTCCTCTGCCAGAGGAACTGCTATCAGGATTGAGAAAATCCAAAATCCGGTAAACCAAAGTAGGTGCTCGACACAGTTTACCAGATCGACCTTAAATAAGGTCACTACAGCTCCTAAAATATTGTACAGGGTACAAATGGTCAGGATGGATGCGATAATGGGTTTACCGGTATAATAAAGCCCAAATCCACCCCACATACAGGTCATAATAAAAGCCCTAAACGGCTTTTTCTTTCTCGCTTCATAAAGCAACGCTTGTCTTTCCGTCATTTTTGTTTCCATACTTTTTAGTTTTTAATTATGTAATTGATTTTTGTATTTTCTTCTGTGCAAGATTGCATCCAGAATGAAGGAATTTCTGTTTCATCTTCTGTCATCATTAAATCTGCTTCACTTTCTTTATCAGCAACGAAAAACGTTCCACTTTCTGTAAAGGTAAATTCTTCATAATCATCTTTACCGAAAAATACTTTTACCAAAATAGGATAGTTGTTGTTGCTCGGATTTTCAAAAGAAATGATTTCCACTCTTCTACCATCTCTTGTGCAGACGGGTTTGCCTGCTTTTGCTTCTTCTAAATTGAAAGGTTTCATGATTGTTATTTGGTAACTATATACCAGTTTGCACTGGTACATATTAGTTAATAAATTTCTTAACTGGGTTATACCCAAACCCTGTATAGGGTGGCATTACTGCATCCCCTTTTACTTTTCTCATGATGTTATAACTTCCGTTGACATCAGCATTAAGTAAGGTTCCATCTTTTGTTCTAAAAAGCCCTCTCTTAATTCTTTTACCAACGTAAGTATCATGGTGTTCCACAGATTCTAAATCAAAAGAACTGCATTTTGACGTATGAGATTCGTTTACTTCAACAAATCTTAGCCCTTGTCTTTCTGATTTATACCTTAACATTGATATGAACATATCGAAAGGAATTGAGACAAAATTCTGATTGTTTCTTTTCCCAAGATTGGATTCTTGCTTCCATCCATCATTATGTCCGACTATCAATGTTGTTATATTATCTTCCAAACAAGTATTGATTATTTCTTTACTTGCCTTGTGAAGATAATCCTTTACTTTGTTGTTTCTCTTTCTTGTAAGAGACATTAACCGTCTTGAATTTTCTTTTCCATTTACTTTTTTTAATTGTTGTTGAATTTTCGATCTTTTCTTGTTGTAATACTGATTGATGGATTTTAATTTCCTTCCATCAATCAAAACAGGTTTATTGTTTGTATTAGTTACAATAGAAGCTAAATTGTTTACACCCAAATCAATAGACATGATCCTATTGTTATCGGGAAGCTGTTCTTTTATAGAAGATTCATAAACAACTTCTATAGAATAACAATCTGCTTTAGGAATAAATCGAACTTGTTTTACAGAACCTTCTTTGCAATTCGTTTTCAAAGGTGACAATCCTTCTTTCTTTGGAAAGAAAATGAAGTTTCCTTTGTGCTTAAACTGCGCATAAGAATAAGAAAATACATTTCTACCTTTTGTTTTATGTTTATATCTCGGAAATTTTGGACAACCGGTAAACTTTTTGTTATCCCGTTTCCAAGACTTGATAGCAGAAAAATAAGATTTTAGGTTCTTGTCTAAAGCCATAAGAACTTGTTGAGAAGATGATCCACTCATTGCTCTATAATCTATATTATTTTCTGCTACCATTTTCTTATTAAGTTCTCCTGCTCTTATCCACTTCCCCGTACAAAGAAACTCTTGCTTTATTGTATATAAAGCAGCATTATACAAGTTCTTAGACAAGAAACAAGTTCGATCTAAATCTTTGTATCTCTTATCATTTACAGAAATAATATGTTGTTCTACCAAATACATGACGTAAATATAAATAGAATATTTGAAATTTCCTATTTAAAATCTACAACTTTAAATATTTCTGTAAACTGGTATATAGTTACCTGTTATTTTTATTGTTGTTACTTGATTGTGCTGCAAAAGTAATATCGTTTTTGTACAAAATGCAGTCTATGGAGTTAAATTACTTTAAAATGTAACATTTTAGTGTTACACTCTCGTTAATGGAAACAAAAACTCCCGTCCCTCAATAAAGAAGAACGGGAGAAAACATGAAAGAATTGATTGTCTAAGCAAGCGATTGGATCAACTTCAAGTAACATGACAAAGTTAGGAATTTGACGGGTGATTCCAACGAATTTTCGTCAAATTCATACTCATTCAGCCATTTTTCTATTTCTTCCAGGTTCAGATATTGCCATTTTTCTTGTTTCATGCACTCTGCAAGCGCGGGAAAGGTATATTCCTTATCCTTGTTGAACTTCTTGCATACCCTTTTGAGATAACTTTTTCTCCCGGAATACCAAACATCACCGGCAGACGACATGCAGTAATAGGAGTTGTCTTTTCTTTTTGCTCCGAACCGGGTAACAATAGGGAAATATACCCTATCAGCAAGAAAAATGAATGGAATATACCATAAACCGTACAAAAAAGTCAGAAAACCGTTCAATTTTGCTTCTGGAATGAATTTTTTGAGCGTTTTTCTGAATCCATAAGCAAAATACCAGTTGTTAGCACCTCTTTTTACTTTGATTGTGTATTTCAAATGAATGTTCCTATCATACACCCTATCCCATGGTTTTACTTTTTCTGTGTTCATAGAAGGAAGGTACGTCCAAAAATGTTTCAATGCACTGAAATAGGGATTGTAAATGGTATGTCCGTGATCAGAAACATAGGAAAGGATGTTTTTCAGTATTTCTTTTGCTAAAATGCCTGTTTTGTGATCTTCCATCCCCTCCGCTATTAATGTAAGAGATGGAAGTAAGTTCCAAATTTGGTCTTGTGATACAAAAGGAGAAAAGCAGGGGTCTTCATTTTCAAGTTCGATACCGTTCGAGTAACCGCTTTCTATTTTGTAAGCATTAAAAAGGTCTTTTGAATTTACCGATATGTCGTCTCTAAGGAAGAATCCAAGCTCGTATTTAAAATATACTTTTGGATTCTTCATCTTTTCATCCTCATAGGCACTCAAAGAAAGTCTTTCTATTGATTTCAGACACCAGTAAATTTTATCTACACAAGATTTATCCCCCAGCACAGCTTCTACATATAAATAATGTAGGTATTCCGCCATATTGATCGTCCCGTCTCCCCAATATAAGATTTTCAGCCCTGTTGTGTTACTCTTTGTCACTTTACTTGCTGGGATATTAGTTCCTCGGCAATTGTAGTTCTCTGTCACTACTACAAAATCTTTAAAGAAAATGCTTTTCAGCTTCGTATATTTTTCGTCTATTGTCATGTTATAAAACCTATTATAGTAAAGGCGGAACTTTCGCCCCGCCTGAACCAATAAAAACAAAAAAGTGTGATGAAGAAGATTATGCTGCTTTCTTTTTAGTGAATAATCCAAACAGCCATTCAATAAGTCCAGTGTCCCAAAATCCGTTACTGGCTAATCCAGCTCCAAATCCCCACAATAATGCTTGCCACCAATCCAATCCTTCAAACATACCCAAATGGAAACCCCAAGCGAACATACCAAGTCCGATGCCGATTACCCAAGAGATAATTCTTTGAACCCATTCTGACGGTTCTGTTTTGAATAGTTTCTTGATGAACTCCGTTACAACTGTTGTAACACCTACCACACCTGCGAATGTTGCAAAATTAGCCGCATAGTCAACTGTTTCTTCCGGCAACTCTCCTTGTGCAAAAACGCAAGCAATGCAGGAGAACAAAAAAGTCAATGTCAATAAAATTCTGTTCATGATGATATTTATTTTGAGTTAATTAACCGTGTCAAAGATAGAAGAAAAGGTGCACTTTCACAAGCACACCTTTCAATCATTTACTGTTTATCGCCAATGATAAAGTATCAAATCATTCAATTGTTAATTCTTTTCACTCCCAACTTAGCTCTATAAGCCTGTCGAAGATTTTCTACTACGATTTCCAAAGCATTTACATTCATGCTTTCGATGATTTTCACTCCCGGCACGTTTGTTCTCCAGATAGCGTTTCCGTTATCATCAATAGTCTGTTCTATTGTTGCGTCTGGGTAAATTTTTTGCAGTTTTGTTTTAGCTGCTTCCAGCCTTTCTTGATATGTTGCCATAGCTATACTTTTTGTTTTCAAAAGTAAGTCCTCTCCTATTTAAAAACAAATACTTTAACAAATGTTAATAGTGTTGTAACATTATACTGTTACATATATCTTTGCACCAACATGAAAAAAGATAGGGAAATAGAAAGCAGATTGGTTAAGTCGGTAATGATATACCTTACAATAGATGGTTTAGCAAAGGTATGTGTACCCGACAATGAGATAATCATTGTTCCTATCGCAGTCATTCTTGTTAGTGTTATTTTGACACTAAAGGTTTTTGACTGAATTTCGACAAAAATGTAACATTTTATTTTGTCATGTAACATTAAAGTGTTACATTTGCGGCAGAATAAAGAAAATGGATTTTAAACTTAATGCAGAAAAATGGATTAAAAATCAAAGAGATTATGCAAGAAAAAGGTATTTCTGTAACCCAGATGTCAGAAAAATTGGGAGTAACAAGACAATCTCTTTATAGATGTCTAAATGGAAACCCTACCATGAACCGGTTAAAGGAAATAGCAGATATTCTTGATGTATCTCCTAAAGACTTGTTCAAAGATGAAAATAATTGATTTATTTATAGTAACAAACAAAAGAAAAACAAAAGGTATGGAAACGAAGTTTAAAGAAGGTGATGTTATCCGAATCAAAAACCTTGATTGGTACAATAACAACAAAGATAAAAATGGGAGTATAAATGTAACCGGCTACTCTTGTTCATTCACAAAGGCGTTAAGCGAATTTTGTGGTAAATGTTTTGTCATTTCTAAAATAGAAGGTACGAATTTCTATTTAAACGATCTGTCTTTCGTATTTTATGAATGGATGTTTGAACCGGAGAAATACGAATTAAAACCTTTGGATATAACCAAAAATTCTTTTGGAACTAACAACCCTTTTATTTTCAATGCTGCAAAGAAGCCTATTTCTGTTTGTGGTGTAATTTCAGTACCTTTATATATCGCAGTAAAGATTCAGGAAACACCAAAATTCCAGCCTTTTCAAAAAGTGCTTGCAAAAGATTCTGAGAAAGGGATATTTGATACTTGGCATTGTTGTTTGTTTTCTCATACTTCAAAAGAAGGCAAATATTTTACCTCTTCCGGTATGTGGGATGAATGTATTCCTTTTGAAGGAAACGAACATTTGATAGGAACAAAAGACGATCCTAAAAAACAATAATCTAGAGTTTCCATATATTTTTAAGTTTTCCGGCGGGACAGCTCATCATCTTCCCGTTAAGATCGGCTTCCGCCGGGTTTTATCTCATTTTTAATTACTGTATCGCAATGGCTTATTTTATCTTACAAAACAGAAGATTGCCCAAACAAGCTGTAACAGGCTTCAAGTTTCAAAATGAAACAGATAACATTCGTCCTTTTCTTTCAATCAGAATAAGAGGAAAAGAAGAAATCATTCCTTTTAAAGAGAACAAAGACATGTCTCCTGTAAAACAGGATCTTTGTTCTGTATTCCCCAAATTCGTAAAAATAGGTGACTGGTATCTCAAAATGTCAGAGATCAGAGAATACAAACCGGTAACTGCCGAGGATAGAAATCCTTACATCTTATTCAAGACATCTAAGTTTGGAAATATAAAAGTTCGTTTTCCGAAAGACGAAGACATGAATGCAGAGTTATTGGTATTAGATCAACTTTTTGATGTAGAATAATCTAATCATCTAAAAAACAACAAAATATGGAAACGAAAGACAGAACAAAAACAGAAGTCTCTATTGAATTAAGGGAAGTTCAAAGAGAAATCAGTAAAGCAAGAAGTACAAGGAATTGGGCAAAAATTTCTTTTCTGAATCAAAAAAGAATACGCCTGCAAGAAGAACTGGATTATCTGAAATCTAAAGACAAATTCTATTATCAAGAACAAAATTTAGAAAAATCACTTGTTTCTTGGGCAGCAAAGACACTCAATCTTTCTCTCAATATGGCTGATTTGTCTGTATATTATCTGGACTTGTATTTGCTTCATTTTAAAGAAAGAGGCTTTGTTCCTACCGATGAATGGAAAACTAAAGAAAAAGCATTTCATGAAGCTGCAAAAGAACTTGCAGAATATATGCGGTATTTCTTTAAAGGAAAATCCTCTGACGATAATTCAGAAAGCATGTCGGAACTTATGGATTTGATTGAAAGAGACTACTATACGGATAGAGAAAAAGTTCATCACAAACAATACGAAGAAAAGCTATGAAAAACTGGGATAAACATTTAGGACGATGTGGGGTTGCATTGTTATTCATATCACTACCTGCAATTGGGATTAAACTTTATTTTTGGGTCGGTATGATCATTCTTGCTATTGAGATGATTGTTGTAGCAGCTATTGCAAACGAAAATAATTAATACCATGAAACATATAATGGTTAATGATAATGTTTACCTTGTTTCTGACAAGGTATATGGGGAAATAGTGGATGCTTTTACTTTGGCTAATGCTACTGATAGCGATATGTCCAGTATAATAGATACTGTAGAGAAATATGGTAAATTAGTTGGAACCGTGCACTTAGTAATAAGAGAATGATATGAACGATGCACTATTCAGGAAAATTAAAAAAGCAAACAGTAAATATGCTGAATACTTATCAGCTTGCGATAAAGTAGCTAAAGTAGCCCAAAAGCATATAAACTGGAATGATAATGTAGGTTGTGCCTATATACCGAGTGACGGTCTTTGTATAGAGATTGAAGGTTATGTTTGCCCAGCTACAAGATTCTTTGAACTAACTGAGATTATCGGTAATGATATGATTGATGAACATACATATCGAATAAGTTGTATTTAACTAATAACTAAAATAACTGAGCATCATGGATAAATCATATTTTAAAACACGAAAAGCGGAAATTCAATTCGAGATTGATAATTGGAAACAAAAGATGATAAGATTAGAGAAAGAATACATATCATCTAATCAAAAAGTTCCCTATTGGAAGTAAAGTTTGTTTGACTATTCCTGCTCACACAGTCCGAATTTTATGTGATAGTAAAACAAAAACAATTCCAGAAGAAAAGAAGTTCGCTTATGTAACTGGATATGAAATTGTAAGCAATGAAGTTGTTCCTATTCTTATGAAAGCAAAGAAGGATGGAACAATATCTAAATTGAGAGAATATATACCGTTTGGACAATTTACAATTGAATTAGTGGAATAAATATGAAAAGAGAAGATATAATAAAAGCATCTTTTGAATATAAACGAGAGGTAGAATTGATAGAAGGAAATTTCCATAGCAATATAAATCTAAACAGTGTTGCAGTTGCCTTTAGAGAGGGTGTTGGTTGGTTTATAGATTCTGTATGGCACGATAAAAAAGTAAAACCTAAAGTTGGTGAACTTATTGTTTGTGTTCATGAGAAAGGAAAACTTATGGGTATTCTTCAAGAAGATCAAATTTTTATATCGTCTCGTCCGGGATGTATTCTGTATCGTTTCAATGAAATAATAAAATGGGCATATTTAAACGACTTGTTAGATATTATGGAGGATTGAATTATGAAAAATCAAGTTTTATCTATCGATCAGATGCAACGCCTTAAAGAGTTGGGTGTTGATACAAGCAAAGCCAGCATATATTGGGCAAGACGATCACATGGAAGCCGTATAGACGATTCCTCTAAAGGTAATTGGTTTTTAAGCCTACAAAAAGAATTTATGGGTGTAGGGTTTACTGCTTATGAAGTGATTCCCACTTTCACTTTGCAAGATATTATAAGTATGCTTCCTGATTCTATAGATAATAATATGTTGACGATTAGGAAGAATGCTAATGTTGTAAGTGTTTCTTATGAAAACCTTTATACTCGATCTATACTTAGTATTTCCCAGGAAGATAGCCTTATTAAATCGTCCTACGAAATGTTGGTATGGTGTCTTTCTTATGGAATTATAAAAACAAACAATAAAATAGAACAACAATGAAGGAATTTGACTTAGAAAAAGCGAAAGTCGGACATCCGGTGTGCACAAGAGATGGTAAGGAAGCGAGAATCTTGTGTTTTGATAGAATAGGACATCATCCTATTGTGGCCTTAGTAAAAGAGGCTGGTGATGAAACTATCTTTTCTTATAACAAGAAAGGAAGATTCAGTAACGATGGAAGGGGATGTATGTGTGACCTTTTCATGAAAGCTGTAAAACGAGAAGCATGGATAAATTTGTACAAAGATAAAGATGGACTACTGTTCCCGGGACTTAATCTTTTTGAATCTGAAAAAGAAGCAAAGGATAGGATGGAATCAGGTGAAAAGTCAAGTCGTTTGTATTACAAAACAGTAAAAATAGAATGGGAAGAATAAGGTAAAAAAACAAAAGAATGAATATGGAAACTAAGAAAAAGACATGTCCTAAGTGTGGACAAGAAGATGGGTCGGGACAAAATAAAATCCATGATATGAACCCAGAACATTTTGTCAAATGCGATATCCGTACAATCATGGAAAGAGACGGTGTTTGCTACCATTGTGCATTTTGGATAAGAATGTATGAGCAACACAAAAACGATCCCAATTGGCTAATTATAGATGGAGTTTCATACATTGCCAACCCATTCGTTCCTAATACAAATAACATGACAAGACGATTCATGGGTTTTGACGGTAGGATGATGGAAGCCATTAAAAACTCTGGAGAAAAGGTGATATCTAACGATTGGTGGCATCAGGGTGATGTGCCAGAATGTTTTAGAGATATAATACCGGATAACGCGAAGTGGAACAACAGCAAACAATAAGAAATATGAATAAGAGAGAAGCAAAGATATTGGCGTTAGAAACCTTTGCCAATAATGTAGAAATACTTATTGAATCAGCCGGCGTATCAGACAAAATCCGAACATCTAAAGACTGTGATTTGATTAACATCGCCTTTGAGGAACTGGCTGATAGTTTGCAGAAAAGAGCGGATAAATTGAAGTCTAACAACAAACAATAAAAATCATAGAAAGACTTTTTACTATGAAATAGGGTATTTGTTCCAACAATCTTGCTATATCTGCAGCGCAAGCTACATTGATGCAGATATAACAGGTTTTCGGAAAACAAAAGAAACGAAACCAATAACCGTTCTATACATAATAAACGGCTTTCGCCTTCCCAACGTTAAGGAAACCTCTATACTTCCTAATGTGGCTTGCAACCGGGAAAGGCAAAGCCGTTTTCTTTTGCCTACGAACATAATTAAAATACAAAAGTTATGAACAAAGAAATTGAAATTTTAGTAGAAGATCAGTTGATTCCTATCAAGAATAATGATGGGAGAACAGTGGTAAACGCAAGAGACTTGCATGAGTTTCTTGAAAGTAGAAAGGATTTTTCAAGCTGGATAAAGGATCGAATTGAAAGATACGATTTGACTGAAAATGAAGATTATGTGGTTTTCACCGAATTTGGGGAAAACTCAAAAGGAGGTAGACCGAAGAAAGAATACGCTCTTACTTTGGATGCAGCAAAAGAATTGTCTATGGTAGAAGGAAATGAGAAAGGGAAACAAGCCCGGAAATATTTTATTGCTTGCGAAAAGAAATTGAAAGGGGAAAATCCGTCTTATCTGATTGTCGATCCAATCAAACGTGCAGAAAAATGGATTCAAGAAGAAAAAGAAAGGCAGTCTCTAAAAGAACAGACAAAACAGCTTGCAGAAGAAAACAAAAACTTGGAGAACCAAATAGAAGAAGACTTACCCAAAGTGATTTTTGCAATGGCTGTAACCGAATCCAAACGTTCCTGTCTTGTTGCCGAACTTGCAAAGATCATCTGTCAAAACGGAATGGAAGTAGGACAGAACCGGTTATTTAAGTGGCTTCGCAAAAGAGGGTATCTTGGAGTGAAAGGCGAATACTACAACCAACCAATGCAAAGATGGGTAGAAGCAGGAATGTTCGAGATTAAGAAAAGAACGATCATAAAACCGAACGGTGATCTGATTACGGTAAGCACACCTCTTGTAACCGGAAAAGGTCAAGTGTACCTCGTGAACAAGTTCTTGAAAGAATATATTTCAAAATGAAAATGAAAAATCACTCAATTTGTCACAATATAATGTTACATTTTAGTCTAAAAATACTGTTTGACATATTATATTGTGACAAATCCATAAAAAGTTTGTTACTTATAAATACTCTCTCCCTCTCTCCTACCCAAATGTTAAAATCAAAAATCCATATTTTAGACCTTAAAATCACTCTATTTTGAGTCAAAAATATACAATAAGTAAATTCATTTTCGCCTATAAGGGAAGTCGGATTTTCAAAATTAATAAATCATTGATATTTAATCATTTAACTCAAAAACTTACCAAAACGTCATTTTTACACCTTATTGTAAAAATATACAATAAGTCCAATCACCATTTTCTTGTCTCATTTTACCTCAATTGTTAAAACCAATCTGAAAAAGTAATAGTAAATAGTTACATTTTGGTAGGAAATTTGTTACAGAAGGTTAAATAGAAGAAATCACCTTTCCAGAAGGCAAAATTCCATTCATTTAGGTGTAATTTATAGCAATCCAGACGTATTTGTAGTAGGAGATTTACCCTATTTTGTAACAATAAACTATTACATTTTAGCCTGTTTTTGACTATTTCTTGGTATCATTTTAATAGGAACAGTCTTTATTTACTTTACAAATAGTCAAAATTCAAAAACAATCGAAAAATAGGGTATGTGAGACCCATCAAAAATCACATAAGTCTGAAAATCAAGAATTTAAATTTTTCAATTTTCGTCCACTCCCTTATAGCGAAAAAGTTTTGAAAACCCGATTTTCTTATTATCATTTTGATAGAGAAAATTATTATTTCTAAATCATTTTGTCAAAATAGGGAGATTTATGTATTGAGCGAAGCGATTGTCCCTCGGAAGGGAGAAAGAATCCGCAAGGATTCCCCTTCCGAAAGAAAATAGGATAGTCCAACCCACCAAAATCGCCAATAAGAACCCAAATCCATATTTCTACACATACCAGGAAAGAAAAACAGAAAGCCCAAATCTATAGGAAAGGAAATAAATACCCCCCCTACCCATTCAAAAAAGAAGATAGTGTGGACAGAATAACATTCCTACTATAAAAGAAAAAGTAGGATGGCAAAATCGCCAATAGAAGTGTGTTTTTGAGATTTTATATACATAAGGTATTGAAAATAAAAGAGATAAAATAATGTTGATCTTATAAAAATCCCCACTATAGATTCTATTTGGAAGTTTTGTTAACCGGTGTAAGAAAGATAACAGGGATATCTGCAAAAATTTCCCAACAGGATGCTATTTTAGGATTTTGCCTTGTGACGTATTAGGCGCGCCACCTCAATACAAAGAAACTACATGAGAAAAGAAAAAGGAAGTGAGAAAAAGAGATAAACAAAATCATTAACAATAACAGTATATGTACCAAAAATCGCATACAGAACAAGAAAATAAAATTCCGTATAGTATAACTTATTGATTTTCAATTAAATAAAATATATCTGTTTACAAAAATCCCCACCAAGAGAACTATTTGGAAGTTTTGTCCACTGTCATGTTAGACACGCCACCTCAATATGGAGATTCCTTAAACAGTCCCTAAAGATACCCTACCAAAACAAAATACCCCGAATAACCTACTTTTCCATCCATTCCTGACACTTTCTTTGCAAAATGATATACCACTATCACCCAGATAAAAATAAAGCCTTAAAAACGATTATTTGATATTATGGAATTGGATCACAGGAACGGGAAAAAGGAGAAGCAAAAGAGTAACAGGTGCAAAGAGAGGTAAGAGAGTATAACTTGAAGTTATAGCACCTATAGAGACAGAAGAAGTGACACAACGGCAATAGATCGGTAACTAAGAGATGCCAAAAAGCAAAAGTTCCTATATATATTATATATAATATATATAGGAAAAATCAAATATAAGGATATATCCAGGACAAAAGAAGGTATAAATGTACATGAAGTTATATATGATACTTGCATATACAGATAGCACCCTATTATGACAAAATAGGGTTATTTTGTGTCAAATTTGAAAGTTTTTAGACCTAATTTTGCCTATTTTCATTGTAAAAAGTACAATAAGTCAAACTATTTTCGCCTATAGTGCGTACTCGAAAATTTGATTCATTTAAAATATTGATTTTCAGTTAATTAGCTAAATCTGATTCGAAAACTCGATTTTTTAGAGTGATCAAAAAATTATACAATAAGTCATTTTGGTAATTTTAGTGTCAAAAATGAAAGATTTTGAGGTTTTGAGGATGAAAATAGGTGTATTTCGGTATTAGTATAGCTCTCAAAATTGGGTCGTATATGGTGCGTTGCAGCACCGTAGACCCAATTTTAAAAACAATAGGTATATAACTCCCGTAAAAAGAAAGGCAATGTATAGAGTATAAGAAATAGAGACGAAAAGTAGACAGCAAACACAATCGCAAACACTCTGGAAGGTACATGAATAGTGGAAGAGGTAGGATAATAGAGGGAATGAAGGGAAGGTGTTTTGTGTAGGGTGATGGCAGGTGAGGCGGACAAATACATACACAAACATCTCTAAAATTATAAATTCTAAGTTTCAAAGCTAAATTTTTAAAATATGCACCTAATAGAGATATACCAAAGTTTACAAACCATACAAAAAGAAATATCTGCATTTAATAAAATCATATAATCTAAATTTTGAAGCATAATCTAAAAAGTCACAAATCACATTTTTATACCTACCTACTTATCTAACATTTTCATATTTACATTCCTTTTGATTTCCTTCTTTTCTCTTTTTCCTATTCGTTATAACTTTTAGTTATAGGTTTTTCGACATGCTTTTTCTATTCTTTTTCTTTTATTTTGATAGGTATTTGTGTAATTTGTTGATATTCAAATAATTGTGTATCATGCTATTTAGATTCATTCTAAATAAGGTTTTCTTTATTGGTATTAAGTTATAACTATTTGTTTTAAAATTGAGGTTCCGCCCGCGCCGGCGCGCTTTCGCTTCGCCTCAATTTTGATATAAGTAACAAACAAAACAAAGAAAAATCATCAAATTAACCTTTCTTAACTATAAAACCTTTGGTATGTAACATTAAAGTGTTACATTTGTAATGTGATAAAGAACTAATAATAACAACTAATTAAACAACAAAGTTATGAAAGCAACAAGAATTAATGCAAAGCAAGCACAAGGGTTAATTAACAACGAAGAAGAAAGATTTAACGATCAGCCGGCAATAATTAATAACGGTGATAGCAAAGAAACTTCTATTTCCTACGAAGGTAAAACAATCAAAATTAAATGTTTGCTTTCAAATACGAAGGCTTGCAAATGGGATAAAAAATACCCGGAAAATCATAATCACTACATTGTAACAGTGAGCTATGAGGGCAAAAGATTATCTTTTGATTGGTTTGATAGCTTTCAAAATTTCCGTTGCGGTGTCATTGATAAAGATAGAAATGAAATTATTGAAATGTTTTATTCTTACTTACAGGACATTCTTTATAAAAACGAATATTCAGACAAAAACGATTTTTGCAAAGGAGAAGGAAACACGCTTGCTTTGTGGAATGCGCTTTGTAAGCAAGAAAATAAATATAATAGAGTGTTTGAAGGTATTGATATTTACGAGCTTGCAAGCAATTTACAAGAAACATTTGAATTTTAACAACTTAAAAATAAATGATATGGAAACAAAGTATATTTATAAGGGTAAAGAGATTTTACAAAGTACGTTTATTTCTCTATGTCGGAGAATAGGCGTAAATGGTGGGAGAAAATTTACTACTTTGGAGAAATTGCAACAAGAAGCAAACAAAGGAAATAAAAGAGCAATAGAACTATTGTCAAATTTGCAAATACAATGAATAGGGTGTATAAATGGATAGTTGACGGGCTGGAGTTCTCCAGCCTTCAAAAAGCAAAGCAATTTTGCAGGGAAAGCGAAATAGGTGCAACCGGTATTTATGGAGTTGACAGGAACGGAAATAATGTAACTTTTACACCTATTGAAAATACAAAGCGCGGTGTCTCTTTTGGAAAGTCCTATAAAATAAATGTAAACAATACACTTTAATAAACTATAAAACAATAAAGTTATGAACACGAAAGCTATACAAGTAATATTAGAGGCGTTGAAAGTGATATTTATTTCTTTCGTTATCGCTCTTATTATTCTATTTGTCGACGAAAAGAATTTTTTGCATGTTATCCTCTCTATTCCTATTGTTTTGATTTTACTTTATATTTTGGTTGAAAAATCATTTATAAGTAACAAACAAAACAAAGAAAAATCATCAAATTAACCTTTCTTAACTATAAAACCTTTGGTATGTAACATTAAAGTGTTACATTTGTATCAAAGAAAAGAACTAATAATAACATAAACAAATAAAGATCATGAGAACAAAAGAACAAATTTTTGAATTTATTGCTACAGAACTGAAAAACAACAATACTATTGTTGTAGCAACTTTGGGAAATGGAGGTTGTGGTTTAACCCTATTACAGGGTGATTGTGTAGAATTTATTAAGGAGCTTAAGACCTATTCTTTTGACGGAAAAATGAAAGGCTGCTTGGATATAGTCGAAAGCGAATATGTAGAAGCAACAAGCGAAATATATCAGTTTTCCGGGAACGACGGGTACAAAGTACAAATTTTAACTTATTAATAAAGCAACTAACTAAACTAATTAAACAAGGTGCGCAAACCTTGACAAAACGCAATAAAGCTATGACAACTACAGTAAATAACAACGAAAACAAGGTAACTGTAAATCGTATTGGTTTCTCTGGATTATTTTCTAAGTTCTTTAAAGAGGACACACAAGTATATGATTATCTTTTTGAAGGCGGTAAATGTTATTCCTTTGACTACTATATTGGGTTAAATGATGATTGCAAAAACGGACATTTAACCTTTAGTTTTACCGGAGAAATTAAGGTTAAAAAGCGCAACGGAAGATTTTACACTTGTATAAGTGGCGCGATCGGCGATATAATTGTTTATTTTAAACCGGAATTTGAAAAGTTTAATCGGTTGCATCTGTGCAACCACTTGGGACAACCAACGTTTATAGATGATATTCGCTTTCATATCAATGAAGGCAAAACAAATGAACAAATAGCGGAAATGTATAATATTTCTAATTTGGAAGCTATCGAAATATTACGTAACGCTTCAGACAACAAAGATTTATTTCACTACCTTGTTTTTCACTTGGGCGTTGCTGATGCTTGGGAAAAGCAAGCAAAAGAAGCTATCCGGGAAATGGAAGCAAAAACGGGCTTAACTTTGAAAATTGAAAATAAGGATAAAGTTTACAAGCAATTTGACGCAGAAAAGTGTAACGACATGGCCTATTTGTTTAAACATAGTTACGCGACAAAAGAAATGAAACAAGTGCGTAAAGAAACTGCAAGATCAAAGAAACGGTTAGAAGAACTTGCAGAGATTGAAAAAGAGTTTGCCAAAAGTGTAGAAAAAGCAAAAAGAATTTATGAAGTAAAAAAGACAGTTGTTTCTTTTGGCATAAGTTGGGATAACGTTACCCTTTACGATCATAGAAACGAGCTTTGTTTTAACTGGTTAGATTGCTGTGAAAAGGTTCCTTCTGATTTAATCAACGAACTTGTGTGCAGTAATACTTTACCGGAAGGAATAGAGGTAACGAACCTGGATAAAGGTAGGGAATAATAACCCTACCTATTTATTAATCAATTAAAAAGAATCAATATTTACAATAACATAAGTAATTAAACAATAGCAATTTAAACTAACAGGAGATAATAAAAATGAAAGCAACTAATAGTAGTACAAATACTTTATTCATGGAAATTTTTTTAGAATTGTTGGAAATCGCAAAAGCATACTTCCAGGAACTTTTTAAAAACGAAAAACCTGGTGTATATACATTGAAAGACATTTACACTTACATTGAAAGCTGTGAGAGCTTAGAAGCAAAGCAAGGGAAAGCGGAAAGACTGACAGACAAAGAAAGAGAGCAAGCGATAAAATACTACACAAAAAGCCCTTACTATTCAAATATTAATCCTACTTTAAAAAACAGTGTGCTATACTTGTGCAAAGTTTCAAATAATATTGT